TGCGCCAGTTAATGAAAACGCAAATGTCACCGCTTGAGCGCAAGGTTTTTGGTCGCCTGTCTCGTCATGGTCTGTAAGGAGAATATTATGAAAGAGTTTATGAAAACTATTGCTGTTTTGTCTCTGGTTGCTGTTGGCGCTTACCTGTCAGATCACACAATCACAAGCTTTGTCTCATCGACCCTTATCCTCATCGGCGGTTTATGGGGCGGCTACCTGGACGGCTACAAGAAAGGCCGCGAAGATGGTAAGCACTACATGCTGGGCAAATAGCACGAATTGCTAAAACAGCCGAACGGGGCTATGCCATAATAGCCCCATCGAAAGCAAACGAGGAAATCAAAATGGTTACATTCATCGTGTGGGAACATGAAAACAGCGAGCCGCAGATTCGCGTAATTCCAATGTCACTGGCCTGGAATCTCGGCAACAAGGGCGGCTTTTACAAAGCGCAGATTATCAACGAACAAGGCGTGATCGACTATGAGTTTAAAGCGTAATGTGACATACAAAAGCAGGTTTGCGGAACGCTGGTGGATGTGGGACGGCCTCCACGTTTGGACGCGCGGCCTGGGCGATTACAAATGGCACCTCGCTTGTGGCTGGCCTCAGCCGGAAATGAGCAAGCAGGATCTGGAATACTACGTTAACAAAGGCGAATTTGTGGAGGTATCAGAATGATCGAGTTTGAATTATGGGGCAACACTTATCACGTGTCTGCATATGCAAGAAAGGGGATCGTTATTGTCGACCTGGACGGAACTTTGAGCGACGGAACGCACCGCTTGCACCTGCTGCCGACCAAGGATTTGCACCTAACCGAAAGCTGGAGCGAATTTAACGGGGCGGCCATTGGCGACAGTCCAATCCAAAACACGATCGATGTGGTCAATGCGCTTTGGCACTCAGGCATGGGCGTTATCATCCTGACTGGTCGTTCCGATGAGGTGGAAACCGACACGATGATTTGGCTTGACCGCTACAAAGTGAAATATGACTACATGATTATGCGGCGGGCCAGCGATAACCGCAAAGACACGGTAATCAAAGAGGAGGCCTTGCGGGCGATTGGCCTTGATAATATCGTGTGCGCCTTTGACGATTCGCCGAACGTGATTAAGCACTTCCGCAGCCTTGGGATCACAACCTATCAGGTAACGGAATACGACAAGCCCCATTCGCACCTGCAATCGCATGGCGTGGAGAAGTTGAGCGATGAGTGATAACTTTGTTGTGAAGCTCATATTTGGCGCTTGCTTGTCAATCATGGCTTGCTGCCTTGTGGTTGTGTGCTGGGCCACTTACCAGACCGTTTTCAACAAAGACGAGTGGAAATGCGAGGAAACCGGGCGGATTGTTAGCGGTGTGCGCATCATAGGCAAAGTTATTGTGCCGTACACCGAGCCAGAAATTAAGTGCATTCGCAAACAGCACTAATTGCTAAAACACGAAATCGGGGTTGCTGTATAGTGACCCCATCAAGACAACAAAGGAGAAACATCATGATTTACGCGGTTATTACCATGGCGGTTCTGGTTCTGATTCTGTACGTGTGCGGTTGCTTCCTCATGCGGGCATTCCTGAAAACGGCAGACTCGACGGACAAGGATAAGCTTTACCCTGTGCTTTGCTGGCCCTGGATTATGATTTCCGCCGTTGGCGAAGTTATGATTTCCGGCAAATTTGAGTGGTGAGGTGCGGAATGAACATCAAAATGTGGCATAACGGTTTCACCTACAACGTGCAATTTCGCGGAAAGTTTTACTACTGGTGCGACAGGGGCCAAGGGCGCTGGTGGCGTCGGGTGTGCCAGGATGCCGCAAAGTATGAGCGCGAGGTGGAGGAGCGCGAGGGGCGCATAGAGTGGGTCAAACTGAAAGTCACCGAAGGCTTGTTGCCCGTATAGCACGAATTGCTAAAACAGATTCAGCCGGGGCCGCTATAATGGCCCCACAAAGCAACCAAGGAGAAAACAACATGGCAAAGATTATCGTTCTGAATGCACCACCGCACAGCGGCAAAGACACCATCGGCGGCCTGGTTAAAGATGAATCCCCCGTACCGCTGCGCATGATGAGCTTCAAAGCGCCGATGTTTGAGATCGCGCTTGCCATGCTCGGCCCGGTTAAGTATCGCCAATTCATTGAGGCTTACAACGACCGAAGCCAGAAGGAAGAAGCCCAAGACTTCCTGAATGGTAAATCCCCGCGCCAGTTTATGATCTGGATTAGCGAGGACGTGATTAAGCCGCGATTTGGTAACGGCTACTTCGGCAAGCGGTTTGCAGAGGATGCAGAGCTAAACGATATCCCTGTGATTTGCACGGATGGCGGTTTCCCGGACGAGATAATCGAGCTTATCAGGGGCGGGCATGAGGTCAAGCTTTGCCGACTGCATCGCGACGGTTACACTTTCGACGGTGACAGCCGGGACTATATCGGGATCAGCAGCGCCAAGGATAACGTAAGCGGCTATTGCGAATACGATTATTATCTGACCGACGGCGACCCGATGCTGACAGTTAACGAGATCATTCGCGATCACCTCAATAGCACGAATTGCTAAAACTTCCGCAAGGCCATTTGATAAAGTGGCCTTATTGAAGCAAAGCAACCAATCAGGGGAAAGATGAAATTTACGAGGCTCTTTGATGTTTCTAATCACCACAAGTGAGCAATGCATATACACGCCGGGCGTTAGCATTGACGCGGTTTCAGAGGGTGACAAGCTGATATTGACAACGCACGACCTCGAAGGCAAAATGCTACGCAAAATCGAACTGGCCCGCGATGAGGCCGAAACACTGACCATCAAAAGGAGTTAACCATGAAAACCAATCGTAAATACCTGGCCCGCTCGTTTACCAAGATCGCAAAGCGCTGGGAGGACAGCAAAAAGACTACTGAAAACCTCCGCAAGCACGGCTACAAAAACGCCCGCAAGTGGGGCCGCGAAATGGCTAACATGTATTTTGACGAGCGGGCGAGCATGTGCGCCGACTCGCTGGCGGAAATGCTGGAAGAGGCCGCGCTTTGTGACGCACCAATCACTCAAGATGATTTCGACTACTTCGCATTTGAGGAGATCTCAAATTGGTAAAAATTCGCACTGACTATGCGGAAACGCCCTGGATAATTCCGGGCAAGGTGTACGAGGCGGAGGTTTCAAAGATTAGGCCGACGCTTTACACCTTCATCGGGGAGTTAGGCTCCCCGGTACTAACCGAGCTTAAACATTCAATTCACATTGGCGGCAAAGATTGGGAGATTTTAGAATGAGCGACTACGTAACACCGACTATCACTTGCGGCAACTTCACCAAGGGCAAGCACTACAAAATCATGGCGGAGGAGCTTTTGAAGGGGCGCGTGCTTATTCAGGACGACGCAGGGGAAACCGCAATTGTGCGGATTGACGGCAAACCATCATCCAAGCTCGACTACAACGGCAAGTTTCATCGCGTAAGCTTTGAGTCTAGCGACGCAAACAGCATGGCCGGGACTTTTCGCGAGGAGCCGATCCCGTTCGTGCTCCGTGGTGGTCGGCTGTACATCAACAAGGCGAAGATTGGCGGTGCGATTATGACCAGCGGGGCGCTAAAGCCAAGCGGCGAGGATTGGGTTGGGCGTTGCGAACGGCTGCAAGAGCAGGTTAACGAGCTTATCGCAGCGAATGAGGAGGTTCGCAGAATCCTACGCTGCCCTGATGGGTTCGATATTCGCAAGCAAGCGCAAGTCGTCCGCACGCTGGCCGATGCCCTGCTGGATATCACCAAATAGCACGAATTGCTAAAACTCGGTTGGGGTAACTTGCTATAGTTACCCCATCGAAACGAAACGGAGATAAAGCAATGAAAATCAAAATCACCAAAATCGACACTCTCAACGGCGACGGCTCAATTACCCTTGAGCAATGCGGCCTGAAAATTGGAGATGTGCTTGAGGTTGACGGCCATTTCAATGACGGCTCCTATTGCGTAATCGCTCCGCGTAACAGCGAGTTTATCGAAGCGGGCGACAATATCAGCGTGAGTAAAGACGAATGCGAGGTTGTAGAAGAATGATCCAGATTAACCTGTCAGATGAGCAAGCAAAACGTTTATTGAGCGCCCTTGGCTGGCGCGTTTCTGGTGGCAACTTGGCTTGCGTCATGGTTTCGGAAGAGGTCGCGAAAGAGGTTTTCATTCAGCTTGAGAATCAGGTTGAAGCAAAAAGGAGGGAGAAATGATTTACTTGCACCGCTACCGCATCGCATCCGGGCATAGCTACAAAGACCGCGTTACGGTTTACGACGACTTAGAGAAAGCGCTTGGACAATGCAGGGTTATTGGTGGCAGCATCCAAGCTTACGTTTCGGTCGAGGATCTGGACACAAAAGCGCGCGTTAAGGATCTGATTGTTGACGAGGTGGCTTGCCTGATTGACGATATGAGCACAGCCGCGCCAGGCTCGCCGCGAGAGCTTGAACCGGGTTCGCCAGAGTGGGATTGCTACAAGCTGCATCGGCTTAACATCATTTGCAACCTGCTTGATGAAATTTAACGAAAACGCATAGTGGTTAGAGCGCCTCAAACGCATTCTAAGAGGCGCAAATTTTAGGAGTGTGATTCTATGGGTGAATACGAAAAACCGTCGCAGTGGTGTGCACGCATGCAAAACGAGGCATTGGAGCGCGGCGACACTGAAACAGCAATGCACTATTTCGAAATGTACAACCTTTGGATCTCAAGAGGGCTTTAATAATGTTTGGATTGAACGAGGCACACTGGAACATCGTAAAACGCGCGGCTCGCGGACTGAATGAAGCGGTAAGCAAGATGGAGAAGAAAGACCGCCAGAACGACAAGATCATGATCGAGGTTATTACGAAACACCATGAGCCTGTTAAAGTTCTTATCGACCGCTACAAATTCGTGTGGACTGCTGGATATTTAGCCGGGCGAGTTGGTCGAGCGGGAGAGTACGAGTGATTTAAGTTGACGCCGCGTGTGCTGATTGGTAACATCCAAAACGTAAACATAAGAGGCCCGAACGGGTAACGCGCGGCGCGAATGTCGCAAAAATCAAATCGGCTATGCATGGCGATAGCAGTGGGAACCGTAACCCACAACCTCTCAGGAGAAGCAAAATGCAATGGCGAGTTAACTTAACCATACGCAAAATGGGTATGCAGTGCCAAAGTTGCAAACAGGATTTCGAAACCGTTGTTACTGCATGCAGTGCGGAGATGGCGGTTAGACTGGCGAAGGAGTATTCCGGCGCTAATCAGGAAACGCACCAATTTTCAATAAACTATGTAAGGAGTTTAAAATGATGATTTTCCTTGGCTTTATCCTCGGCTTTGTTTTCGCACTCATCCTGGGCCGCATTGGCTCACATCATCTGGCTCGCAAAGGCATTTACGCATCTGCGTTCTATGACAAGGAAAAAGATTTGTGGACTGTCAACGGTCGCTTTCTGTGCATCGCTGGCAAGATCGGAAATCGACTCAAGCACGAAAACGGCGAAGGCGTCAAATACAAGTGCTGAAACCAACCCCGCTAATGCGGGGTTTTTTATTGCCTGCGTTTTGGTATAATCGCTCCTCGTAAAATAGGAGGTGCAAACCATGAGCGAAAACAAAGTGCATGAGGCGTATAACTTCAAACGCCTTTATAACAAAAAGTACGGCGATATCATCACGCTGAATCAATCCCACCGCTACACGCCGGAGCAGGTCTTTGATATGGCGATCCGTTATTTCGAGTGGGCGGAATCCAACGCGCTAAAATCTGCGGAAAGCTCCTCATTCCAGGGACGAACCTATCAGGACGAGGTGAGGAAGCCGCGAATCTTCACCCTAAACGGCTTACGCCTGTTTAATAGCTGGTCAAAGTGTGCGATTGAGAAGTGGCGCAAAGAGCCTGGCTTTTGTGACGTTATGGAGTTCATCGACTCTGTGATCTATGAGCAGAAATTCCAGCTTGCGGCAAACGGCGTGGTTAGCGCGAATTTCATTGGTAAAGATTTGGGCCTTGATAACGCCCCACAGGTTAACGTTGTCGCCAAGGCGGAAAGCACCAGCATTGAAGCGGTTAGCGCCGAAGAGGTAAAAGAGGCGGTGCGCGATATCCTGGAGGAAATCTAATATGCTAATTTGGGAAGATCTGACGCCCGCGCAAAAGCGGGCAATCAAAGAGATTAGCGAATACTCTTTCGAGAAGATGATCCGAATCTGGTTCCAACTCTTGCAAGGCCAGAAGTTTTTAAGTAACTGGCACTTCTCCTTGCTGTGCTGGAAGGTTGAGCAGATCATAAAAGGCGAAGCGCAAAACGTGATCTTCAACATCACTCCCGGCTCAGGCAAGACGGAAATTTTTTCAATCCACATGCCTGTTTACGCCATGATACGCAGCAAGAAAGTGCGAAACCTTAACCTTTCGTTTAGTGATGGCCTGGTTCAGCAAAACAGCAGCCGCGTAAAAGAGATTATCGGCTCGCCGGAGTTCCAGGAGCTTTGGCCTTGCAAGCTATCAAAGGCAAGCTCCAAGGATATCACCGCGCTTAACGAAAGCGGCAAGGTCTGGTTGCAACTAAACTCGCGTGCTATCGGCGGCCAGGTTACAGGTCTGCGTGGCGGGTACATGGACGACTTTTTTACTGGCATGCTGACGCTTGACGACCCGGACAAACCCGACGATATGTTTTCTCCAGTGCGCCGCGCGTCGATTCACACGCGACTAAAAAACACCGTGCGCTCACGTCGCATGAAAGACACAACGCCTTGCGTAGTGGTTCAGCAGCGGCTACACGTCAACGACTCGACCTGGTTTCTGTTAAATGGCGGCATGGGTGGCATCGAGTTTGACGTTGTGAGTATTCCGGCGCTGGTTACGGAAGAATATCGCGAAACGCTTCCTGACTGGTTGAAACCCGAATTTGATCGGGATGTGCTGACGAGCGAACCAGTATACATTGACGGCGTGGCGCATTACTCTTTCTGGCCCGCGAAGGAAAGCGCGGAATCGCTGTTAGCGCTGCGCGAGGCTGATTTGTACACGTTCGAATCTCAGTACCAGCAACGCCCGATCGCGCTTGGCGGTAACGTGTTTAAAACGGAGTGGTTCCAGTATTACGGCGGCGGCGAGAAATGCACGCTACCAAAACCGGATCGCTTTGAGTACACGTTTATTACTGCGGATACTGCGCAGAAGGTCGGAGAGTTAAACGACTATACTGTTTTATGCTATTGGGGCATTTACAAGGATCGCGTTTACTTTATCGACGGCGTGCGCGGCAAGTGGGAAGCGCCGGATCTTGAAACGCAATTCGTGGCTTTCGTCAATCAGTGCTGGAAGCGCAATAAGGAATGCGGCACGCTGCGCAAAATCTACGTCGAGGATAAGGCAAGCGGTACAGGCTTAATCCAGGGCGCGAAAAAGAAAATGCCGATCGATATCGAGCCAGTGCAGCGCGATAAAGATAAGGCAACCCGCGCTATGGACGCCGCACCAGTCATGAAGGCTGGGCGCGTTGCTTTGCCGGAATCGCACCCTATGCTTGCGGAATTGCTGGCGGAAACATCGGCTTTCACTTTCGACGATTCGCACCCTCATGATGATATCGTTGATAACCTTGTTGATGCTGTAAACCTTGGCCTCAACCTGGCGGATGATCCGGTTTCCCGTATGAAGCGGCTGGCGGGATTGAAGAAATAGCACGAATTGCTAAACGCATGTATAATCAAGGCTGGACAATTCCAGCCTTTTTTATTATGGGAGAAAGTTATGAGCAAGATTGTAAAAGCCGATGGCTACAACGAAATTTTCAAGGGGGAGAAGCGAGTGGAGCAGCCGTTTTATATGGCGGGCCTCGCCAAAAGCTCAATCGCAACCTTTTACGAGCAAGACGGACTCGCGAAAAAGATTATCGACGTGATCCCGGAAGATATGGTTACGCCGGGATTTAGTGTTGAGGGGGTTAAGGATGAGGCGGCGTTTCGTTCTATTTGGGATGAGAAGCGGCTCAATGCAAAAATCATTGATGCCCTGTGCTGGTCGCGTCTCTTTGGTGGTGCTGCAATCGTGGCGGTTGTTGCTGATGGCCGCATGCTAAAATCCCCGGTCAAAGAGGGTGCATTGCTCGAAGATATTCGCGTTTACGATCGCTTTCAGGTGAAAGTTGAGAAGCGGGAAACCAACGCGCGGAGCGCCCGTTACGGCGAGCCTGTCTTGTACAAGATTTCTCCCGGCAGCGATATTCCCGATTATTACGTGCATTACACCAGGATTTGCATTATTGACGGCGAGCGACTCCCGAACGAGCAGCGCAAAAATAATGATGGCTGGGGCGCGTCAATCCTCAACAAGCGCCTGATTGAAGCAATCCACGATTACAACTACTGCGAGGAGTTAGCGACGCAGTTACTGCGCCGTAAGCAGCAAGCCGTATGGAAGGCTAGAGGTCTTTCAGCCATTTGCGACGACGACGAAGGCGAATATGCGGCGCGGCTGCGACTGGCTCAGGTTGACGACGAAAGCGGCGTTGGTCGAGCAATCGGCATTGACGCAGAGGATGAGGATTACACCGTTTTAAACTCCGATGTTTCCGGGGTGGCGGAGTTCCTGGAGAAAAAGCTTGATCGCATCGTTTCGCTATCTGGCATTCATGAGATCGTGCTTAAAAATAAAAACACTGGCGGCGTTAGCGCGAGCCAAAACACGGCGCTTGAAACTTATCACAAGCTGATCGAGCGCAAGCGCAAAGAGGACTACAAGCCGATCCTGGAGTTCCTCTTGCCGTTCATTGTGACGGAATCGGAGTGGTCGATTGTGTTTGAGCCGTTGGCGGTTCCGAGCGATAAAGATCAGGCGGAAGTGCTAAACAAAAACGTTGATTCAATCGTGAAACTGATTCAGGATCAGGCTATGGATACCGAAGAAGCACGCGACACGCTGCGCTCCTTTGGCTCAATCCTGAAACTGAAAGAGACGGACAAAATCAAGCTGCCGGAGCCGGAGCGGGAGCCGGAGCCGGGAATGGGGGAGAATGACCGATGAAGGTTAAAGGGATCGTAAAACAATGGCGATTCCCGGACGCAAGCGAAAGAGAATTGGCCCGCGAGTTGCGGCGGGCCGTTCGCGATCTTGTCGTGTTCATGCGCCGGAAAACGCACGCGATGAAATTCGATGCATCTGATGATGAAATTGATAGCGCGGAAAACGAGATCATTGATTACGCAAAAGAGCTTGCCGCTGCGCTGATTGGTCTACTTCCGGCGCTGGCGGTGACGGTATACAAGTTCAACTCTAAGCAGTGGTTAAACGTAGCCAAATCCACCGGAGGCACAAAGAATCAGGCCGTTATGCTTTTGATGCTGGTTGGCCCTACGCAAAGCGAAACGTGGTACGAGACGCTTTATAAGCAGTGGGAAACCATGAGCGCCGGATCATTTGAGAAGCTATTCACCAACATCATTAACGATTGGGCCGGGAATATCAGGCAAGCCAATTTCACCGGAAAGAATACCGCTCAGGTAAACGAAATGGCGGAAAAGCGCTTTGCGGTTTATAGCTCTTGGGCCGCCAACCGGGCAACGGGAATCGTTGGCTCCTGGAATAGCCGCCTAATGCGCCAGCGCCTGAAAGATGCAAACGTGACGCATTATTTCTGGTGTGGTATGCTTGACGAGCGCGAGCGATTGCAGCATTTGCAATGGGAAGGCAAGCGCATTGCACTAAATGCAATACACGATTTCCCCGGCGAGCCTTACGGGTGCCGATGTTGGGCAATTCCTGAATTTAACAAGGTAGGAGAATGAGATGAAAAAAGTACAACGTTTTGATAGCGTGCAGGTGAAAGCGCATTTTGACGAGCACGGCTTTTTAGTGGATCGGCCTATTGTGGCGCGAATCGGCTTACAGGTTTATCAAACTCCTTTCGGCGAGCGCCGGGAGTTCCGCCCCGCCTCCGAGGTTTTCAAGGCTGACTCCCTGGCGACTTTTAGCGGCAAGCCGATCACTTTGGGGCATGTTACCGTGACGCCGGAAAACGCAAAAGATGTTGTCGTTGGCGCATGTGCTGGCGAGGGCGTGCCGAGCGGGATCGGGGTCGAGGTTCCGGTTAGCATTTACGACAAGCGAGCGATTGACAGCGCCAAGGCCAAAAAGACAGCGGAGTTATCCGTGGGCTATAGCTCAATTGACATTGACAAGCCAGGCTGGGGCAACAACGCGACGGGCGAATATTTCTTTGATGAAGATATGCCGGAAGGTTGGAAAGCTGATTCCGCTGATTGGGTAAGATTTGACGCCGTTCAAACAAACATTAGCGTTAATCATATCGCTATGGTGTTCAAGGGTCGTGCGGGTATCGCAAAATTAAACCTTGATAGCAATCAGGATTTCCCCTATGATATCGATGAATTTTCTAACAAAGAGGATCAAGTTATGACCGTTAAAATTAAACTGGATGGCGCGGTTGAGTTCGACGTGCCGAAAGAAGTTGCCGCATATATCGACACTGTGAAAGCTGATGCACAGACCGCCCAAGCAAAAGCCGACGGCCTGGAAGCAGAGCGCGACGCCCTACAGGCAAAAGTTGACGGCATCCCGGCAGAAATTGAAGCCGCCGTTGCTCAGGCAAAAGCAGACGCAGAAGCGCACGCCGAACTGGTGAAAGTTGCCGAGGAAGTAGGCGTGAAAACTGACGGCCTGGACGCAAAAGCAATCAAGGTTGCTTTCGTGAAAGAGGTAACTGGCGCTGATATTTCCGAAAAGGCGGATGCTTATATCGATGTTGCCTTTGATCTGGCGAAAGAGTCTGATAAAATGGCGGCTCAACGCAAAGCCATTAAAGGCGACGTTGAGAAAGGAAAAAAAGAAGATGGCGAAGATAAGGTGCTGAATCCTAATGCTCGCCTGGCTAAACTGAAATAAGGAGCAATAATTATGGCTACTATTGGCGCAACCTATCACGAACATATGGCGCGGGCGCTTCCGGGCCAGTGGGGCGACACTTCCGCATACAACATCGACGGCGCTTGCGTAGTTGGCAAGCCGGAGGGTGGCGACACTGGCGATATTTATGTTGGCGCGGCGGTTCAACTTGCTGGCGTTGACTCTATGGGCAACAAGCTGATCAAGCCGATGGGCGCAAGTGGCAAAGCTTACGGCGTGGCGATTCGCTCCCACTTCCAGACTGTATCCAAGCATGGTCGCATGGTTTACGAATCTGGCGGTGGCATTAACGTAATGACCGAAGGTCGCGTTTGGATGCTTCGCAACAAAAGCGAAAAAACCGCGCCAACCTTCGGGGAAGTCGTTAAACTGGATACTGACGGCACTGTTAAGAGCGATGGCGAGATCGAAACCGCTTGGACTTTCACCGGGGACTACACCGCATTTGGTGATCTGCAACTGGTAGAGGTTCAGGTTCAGTAATTCACAAGGCGCTCAATGAGCGCCTTTTTTAATGGGAGTTTATTATGTCTGATTATGGCGTTTTATGGGGCGCGAGCCTTCCCGGTTGCCTGGTTGATTCCACGCGATACAACATTAACGGAACCGGAGTTTGCAAAGATGAAACCATCCTGATTGGTAAAGCCGTTGGCTTTGGCGGCATCGTTGATGGCTATCGCATGGTTACTGCTGATCTGGCTGATGGCCTGATGCCTTTTGGCGTTGCGCTGCGTTCGCATGATTGCCTTTACAAAGATGAGCAATCGGGTTGCATGACTTACCGTTCAGGCGAGCCAATGAACGTTGTCACTCGCGGGCGCGTTTGGGTTCTGACCAAGCAAATCGAGGAAGCGCCGCAACATGGCGATCCGGTTCGCGTCCTGGAAGATGGGTTTATTGGCAAAAGCGGCGGCGTTCTGCCTGGCGGCTGGACTTTTACGGGCGACTTTTTCAAGCTGGATCGCGAGCTTAATATTGTTGGCGTTAATATTCTGCCTGCTGGCGAACAAGCGTTACCCGTAGCCCTACCATAAAAAATTGTTGCACGTTTAACAAAAAATGCTATCATTGGGCCGTTGATTATCAATAACGGCCTTTAAGGGAGTTTTATATTATGACTAAGAAATATGACGAATTCGACGCCAGCGTTGTGACTTCCCACCTGCAAATGCAGGGCGTGAAAGCTGACGCCGCTGATATGGGTATCTGGACTGCGCAGGAGCTTCACAAGATCCGCTCCAATGCATACGAAAAAGAATACCCGGCTGGCTCCGCGCTGCGAGTCTTTCCGGTCACTAACGAATTGAGCGACACCGACAAAACCTTTGAATATCAGGTTTTCGATAAAGTTGGTTACGCAAAAATCATCGCCGATTATACAGACGACCTGCCGACCGTTGACGCGCTGATGAGTTCCGAGTTCGGTAAAGTGTTCCGCCTGGGTAACGCCTTCCTGATTTCCATCGACGAAATCAAAGCGGGCCAGCGTACAGGCAAGAGCCTTTCCACTCGCAAGGCCAATGCCGCGCAGGGCGCACATGATCAGCTTGTGAATCAGCTTGTTTTCCGTGGCTCCAAGCCGCACAAAATCGTAAGCGTATTCGATCACCCGAACCTGACTAAAATCACGTCCGGCGGCTGGTTATCTTCCGCTGGCGTTAAGTCACCGGAAAAAGCTTCCGAAGAACTGGAAAAAGCGATCGAAACCATCGAAACGCTGACCAAGGGACAGCATCGCGCAACTCACATCCTGATCCCGCCGTCTATGCGTAAGGTTCTGATGGTTCGCATGCCGGAAACCACCGAAAGCTATCTTGATTACTTCATGAAGCAAAACGGCGGGATCACCATTGAATCCATTTCCGAACTGGAAGATATCGACGGCCAAGGGACTAAAGGTTGCCTGGTTTACGAAAAAGATCCGATGAATATGAGCATCGAGATCCCGGAAGCGTTTAACATGCTCCCGGCGCAGCCGAAAGACCTGCATTTCAAAGTGCCTTGCACCTCCAAATGCACTGGCTTAACCATCTATCGCCCGCTGACCCTGGTTCTGATTACTGGACTTGTCAAAGGTTAATAAATGGTTTAATATCGGGGAATCCTTCGGGGTTCCCCTTTTTATTTTATGGAGATTCAAAAATGGCTAAAAAAGAAACCGTAACTCTCGTTAACACTGGCTTATGCATGATCATTGTTGGCGACGTAAATCTGATGCCGGGCCAGGAAATGGAGATCGAAAAAGATAAGCTGGAAACCTCCGCTTTTCAATATCTGATCTCTCGCGGCGACGCAGCCGTTAAAGACAATTCCGCGCTGACCGAGGAAGTAAAGGCCAAGGCCAATGCGCGACGCAAGAAAGACCCCACCGAGGGTAAGAGCCGTAAAGAACTGGAAGACGGCGGCGAATTTTAATACCTGGGGCGCTTATGCGCCCCTTGCCATATCTGGAGACTGAAAAATGCTAAGAGATATTGATTACGTTTTGCTTGAAATCCAGCGGTTAGCGCCGCCAATGAAAGCCGTCAATGTTGAGATTATCGCGGCCTGGATTGACCTTGCATCCGAATTTGTAAGCCCCTCGCGTTTTGGTGATGCATATTACAAAGCACTTGCGCTGTATACGCTTCACTTGATGGCGCTTGACGGCGCGATGAAGCAGGAAGGGGAGAGCGTGGAAAGTTATTCGCGGCGCGTTGCGTCTTTCTCCCTGACTGGTGAATTTTCGCAGACGTTCGATCGCGTATCCGCTGATAGCTCAGGCAAAACGATCAGGCAAACTCCTTGGGGCAAAATGTACGAGATATTGCTCAAGAAAAAGGGCGGCGGCTTTGGCCTCATTGTCGGCCTACATCGGCGGCGTATGCCATGCCTCAAAAAGATTGACAGCATGGATATACAAGATCTTATCGACAGCATAGCGCTAAACAGTGGGCGAATTAACTCGCTTGGTGAATACCTCTTGGGCAAAGAAGTTAAAAGGAGCACCCAATGAACTACGCAGAAATAAAGCGATTGGCAAGCGCCGGGATCGCGTTTTTTAGCGACGGGGACGGCGAATTTAAATGCATAATCCAAGCTGGCGGCGTTGATATCGTGGGCGGGGTTGAGGTTGAGAAGCCGGAAATCACAACCACGATTAAAGGGCTTGTGCGGTCGCCAAGGGTTCGCGAGGTTGACGGCGAAACGATCCGAGTAACGGATAAGTTGGGCGTCTTTAACGGCGACGTTGAAATATTAAACGGATACATGGTTGAGATTGACGGCGAGCGCTACGTTGTGACCGAAGCAAGACCAATCAGGCAGACCAGCACAACGGTAGCCTACCGCCCGATCTTGCGGAGGGTTGCGGTTCATGGCTAACTATTCGATCCGAGAATTTCAGGGTAAGATTGACAAATGGATAGAGGCCGCTGGAAACGGCGTTGTTGATTGCGTGGAGATTTTCGCCGGAAAGGTTCAGACGGCGCTTGTTGAAGGCTCGCCAGTGGACACCGGGCGCTTTCGCGGTAACTGGCAAGTTACGCCGAACAGGCCACCACTTTACGCGCTCAACAACTACGACAAAGACGGAAGCAAAACCATTGCGGAGGGTAAGCGGGCAATTCACGCTATCTTGCGCGGCGGCGGAGCGGTTCGTTCAATCCATTTTTCCAACATGCTAATTTACGCTAACGCGCTTGAATACGGGCATTCTAAGCAAGCCCCGGCTGGCGTTGTTGGCATTGTCGCAATACGCTTGCGCTCATTCATGGCGGAGGCGATCAAGGAGTCGAGGGCGAAAAATGCATTATGATCTGATGGTCGCGGCGCGTAAGGCGCTCGCAGAGGAATACGAAAGCGAATACCCGATCGCATATGAAAACGTAGAGTTTAAGCCGCCGAGCAAGGGCGGCATGTGGCTTGCTTTCCACTACACCGAGGCCGAAACGGTTTACGCCTCACTTGATAGAAAATGCCGCTATTACGTTGGCATGGTTCAGGTTAACGTGATCTTTGCGCCAGGCTCAGGCACTGACAAGGCCCGCAAGATTGCGAAAGGGATTGCTGATTTTTTTGATGATGGTAAAATGCTTGAGACTGGTTATGTTAGCCAGGGCGGCGAGGTTCGCCCGATACAAAAGAGCGAAACGGGCTGGCTTGTTCCGGTTCGGTTCTATGTAAGAGCAGAAGAAAAGAGGAAATAAATATGCATCTTCCAAACGGTTCACAGGTTTTTGTTGAGAAAACGCGCGGCTCCGCCGCTATCAGCGTGTCCAAAATCACTAACGCCGACGCCCCTGTACTGACCTGTGCGGCCTCTCATGGCTTGGTGAAAGGTGATTACGTAATCATCACTAGCTCGAATTGGGCCAAACTGATTAACAAGGTTGGTCGAGTTAAAAACGTATCAACCAATGACGTTACGATCGAAGGGTTCAGCACTGCTGACAGAAACGTTTATTCAGGCAATGGCACCGGGAGCATTTACAAGATCAGTGACTGGATCGAGGTTCCATGCGTTCAAGATCTCTCTCAGGAAGGCGGCGAGCAGCAGTTTTATACTTACCAGTGCCTGGCCGACGACCGCGAGCAGCAGATCCCGACCTATAAGAGCGCCGTTTCCATGACCTACACTTTTGCGCACGAATACGATAACCCGATCTATCCGATTCTGCGTGCAGCCGACGAATCCGGCGAGGTTAAGGTTATGCGCATGTATGTTCCGCGTGCAAAAGAAATGCGCCTTTGGTCTGGTACTCTCTCATTTAACGAGATCCCACAGACGGCAGTTAACGAAATGGAAACCGTTTCGCTAACCGTGTCGCTGAAAGGTGATTTCGCGTCTATGGCGTCGAATCCGGCGTAATCATCAAGGGGGCTTGCGCCCCCTTTTTTATTTGTGTAATATCAAGGCTCCAACCAATCAGGAGAAAAGCAAATGGCTAAATTCAAACTCAAAATCGCCCCGATGCCGGATTTCAAACTACCAGTAAAATTCAAACTCCCCAACGGCGATGAAGCAACGATTGTATTTACCGTCAAGCACAAAAAATCAACCGAAATTCAAGAGCTTTACCAGCGCGAAGCCATGCGCGACGCAGAGTTTATTACTGAAATCGCTACGGGCTGGGATCTGGAAGAAGAGTTTAACGAAGAAAACGCCGCCGCTCTCGTTGAATATTATCCGGCTGCGGCCCTGGCCCTTATGGGTTCTTACCTGGGCGCACTTGCGGGCCAGCGCGTAAAAAACTAAAACGGGCGGTTTACCTGTATTACCAGAAACCGCCCACTGACGAAGAGTTAAAAGCGGTTGGCCTTACCCGCTCCGATTACGAAGGGGAGGAGCCGCCGGAAATCATCTTTGATGAGAGCATGAGTCAGTCGTGGGATGTGTTTTGCGCCATGCAAACGCAATGGCGATCGGCTGGTGCTGGTGCTTATGGCCTTGATTACAATGTTTTGCCAATGCTATTCAGAATCTATAAAATAGAGGATGAAGAAATGGCCCTAAACGATTTGCGTATCATGGAGCAAAAAGCACTCGAAATGATGCACAACAAATAACAAAGCGCCTTCGGGCGCTTTTTTCGTATACGGAGGAAAAGCCTATGGCAGAACAATACGCTGGTTTGTCGCTTGGCGTTGACGTGTCACAAGTCACCTTCGCTGTGAAGTCGTTAAAGCAATTCAAGCGAGCGAACGAGGAAGCGGCGCAAGGTGTGAAGGATTTCGTTAACCAGGAGCAAATTGCACGCGAACAAGCGAAGCGGCTACGCGAGGAAATCAAGCGGCAGCGGCAGGCGTTCGAAAGCGTGCAAAGCGCTATCGATCCGACAGCGGCGAAGATTAGGAGACTATCGGCGGCGGCTGGCGAACTCGACAAGCTTTGGCAAAAAGGCGTTGTGCCTGATGAGGAGTTTTTTAACCTTAGCTCAATGATCGAGAGCCAGATTGGCAAGCTGGAGCGAAACAAGCGGGCGTTAACCGAGGAAGGGCGGGCGGCTATCGAGGAGTCGCGGAACAAGGAAAAAGCGGCGAAATCCGGCGCGGCATTCCTGGCGAGCCTTGAGGAGCAGGCAAACGCAATCGGCAGGACGAAAACGGAATTGCTGGAAATGAAAGCGGCACAGCTTGGCGTTAGTGCTCAGGCGGCCCCGTTCATTCAGCAATTGAAGGCCCAAGAAAAGCAAATGGGGCTTGCTGGGTTGACGGCGGGTCAGTATAGCCAGGCTATGCGAATGCTTCCGGCTCAGATTACGGACGTGGTAACGTCGCTCGCTTCTGGCATGCCGATCTGGCTTGTTGCGATCCAGCAGGGCGGGCAAATTAAAGACTCTTTCGGCGGCATTAGTAATACGTTTAAAGTGTTAATGTCGTATTTAACCCCGGCTCGTATCCTGATTGGTGGCGTGGTTAGTACGGTTGCGGCCCTGGCAAAAGCTGGATATGACGCCTATGATTCGCAGCGCACACTGCAAAAGGCGCTGATTATGACGGGCGGATATGCTGGCAGCAGCGCGACAGAAATCAAATCCTTGGTTGATGAGATCGCAGGTTCTGCGGCGGTCGCAACTTCGGGCCAGATCCTGGAAGTCGCAACGGCGGTTGCCAAAACTGGCAAGTTCACGAAAGATGAGCTAAAGACGATCACGAAGGCTACAGCGGATTGGGTGGCAACCACTGGAGAATCGACGGAAAAGGTTATTGGCTATTTCGAGAAGATCGCGAAAGACCCGATTAAGGGGCTGGCGGAATTAAACGAAAGCTTTAACTTTCTGGATAAAGGCCAGCTAACCTACATCGCCACGCTTGAGAAGACGAAAGGCAAGATCGAAGCCGTGGAATATGCTACGGAGCTTTTCGCTAAAATGATGAAAGACCGTTCAGATGAGATTGCCGAAAGCGCAACGCCACTTGAAAAAATGTGGATTGACATTAAACAGTGGGCGTCCGAAGCGTGGGAAGAAGTGGGCATTATAACGCTGACAGCGGGGAACATGATCGCCGATGTTGTGATGGGCGTCGTTAACCAGATCCGCCTGATCTTGGCTCAGGGCGATAAGATGATTGCGGATTTCCTGGTGAGCGTTGGAAATAAAACCTCATCGCTTCCCGTAATCGGCTCATGGTTCCAGGGGGTCGCAAAGGAACAAGCAGACGTAGCCAAAAAATCAGCGAAAGAGATCGCAGAGCTTGAGCAGCGGATTGCGGAAATTGACGGGCGGTTATCTAACCCGGCAGGTTATCGCAAAATGGTTGAGGAGCAAGGCAAGTTTGCGGGCAAGTCAAAGGAAGTTAAGGAGGCCGTAAGCAAGGAGGCCGATGCTCTCAAAGATCGCAACAAGGAGCAAAAGGTTACTATTGATCAGGGAACTCGACTGTTAGACCAGTATGAGCAGGACTTGATCGCGCTGCAAACTCAATTGCAGGTCTTGAAAGAGCATCGCGATATCAACGACAAGATCAGCCAGCAGCGCAAAAACTTATGGAATACTCAGGCACGCTTTCAAGTGCTGGAGAAGGAAGCGCAGCGACGCCAGTTAACAGCAGATGAGCGGGCCGAACTGGCTAACAAGGACAAGATTTTAGCCCTACGCGAGCAGGCGGCGGTAATTGGAGATCAGATCACCAAGCAAGAGCAGTTGATTAAACGCGAGCAGGATGCAGCAAAATTCCTACGGGAACAAGCGGCGGCAATCGCAAAAATCCAGGCTCAGGCGCAAGGTAAATCAGATCGGCAGGCGTCGCGCGATGCAGAATTGGAGCAAATCAAATCCAGTTGGCTAAACCAGGGTGGGAGCCTTGAGGATCAGGAATTGCAAGCAATGCTGGCTAAACGGCAAGAGTATTACGCCGAGGAGGACAGCTTGCGCGGTAACTGGCTGGCGGGCATCAAAAAATCCTGGGCCGAGTACGGCGAAACCGTAAACGATATTAACGGGCAAATTGAGAACATCGGCATGTCTGCGTTGAGCGGTCTTTCTGATCAGCTAACAGAGTTTTTGACCACTGGTAAAGCCAGCTTTAAAGACTTTGCGTCAAGCATCATCGGAATGATTGTTAAGATGATCGCGCAAATGGTTATCTTCAACACGCTTTCCGGCCTAATGCCCGGCGGCGGCGGTGGCGGTAGCTTCTCGTTCGCGAATATGCTTGGCGGAGGCGGCAAGGCTGCGAAAGGGTACGCAAACGGCGGATACACTGGCGACGGCGGTAAGTATGAGCCAAAAGGCATTGTGCATGGTGGCGAATTTGTGTTCACCAAAGAGGCGACGAAGCGGATCGGCACGCGCAACCTGTATAAACTCATGCGGGGATATGCGAACGGCGGCATCGTTGGCGGCAACACCTACGGCGGCGCGTCTACTTCGGCGGCTGGATCTCAATTCACCTTTGGAGATATCAATGTTGATATCAACAACGGAAACGATCCGAAAGGCCTTGAGACTGGCGTTAAGATGATTTTCACCGAAATGATTCAACGTGCATGCGCACAAGGCGGAGAAGTTTACAACTTTGTTAATAGCAAGAGGGGCTGATTATGGCGCTTGATGAATTTACATGGTGTACCCAAACGCAGGGAGGCGGCGGGGCAATGACGACAGAGAATAACGACAGGGAGGTTGTTTTCGGGAATGGGTATAAGCAAGTTGCATCGTCTGGATTCAACACAACTCGCCGCTCATTCTCCATCGTTTACGCCGGGAAGGATTACAAAAAAGTTATCGACTTCCTGAATGGTCACAGGCTAAAGCCGTTTCTATGGGTTATGCCAGATGGAAACCTGGGGTTGTTCCGGGTTAAGTCTGGAACCGTGTCGGCGTCGCCAGTATCGCCAACCGTTCAGGAAGTAAAGGCAACTTTTGAGGAGCAATTCACATCCATTAAATAACCAGCGGCCCGCCTTTTGTGCGGGCCTTTGTTGTTCTATAATGGCTAAAAAGAGGAGAAAACATTATGGCTAATGAGGTTAGTTCAGCTTTCGGTAACTGCTTGCAAAGCCTTTACCCTGGAGAAATCATAACGCTTGTTGAGGTTGACGGTACAAAGTTTGGGGCACAGATATACCGCTTCCATAACGAGAATATCGCCTACACGCCAGAGGAGCTAATGCAAGCGCGGCAAACTGGCACACTACCGGAGAAAAACATCATCTTTCGCGGCGACGTTTACGGAGCGCGGCCATTCGGTATATCAGGGATAAATTTCACCAGCAACGGGAAGGCAGAGAAGCCACAGCTAACGCTATCAAATATTGATAGCCAGGTTTCCGCGCTAATCCGGGCCTATAACGGCATGATGCAAGCGAAGGTTACTATCTGGATCACGCCGTCCGATCTGATTGATAAATCTGGCAACGTTGCCGATGGTGATTATCGCAAAATGGTTTACTACATCGAGCGCCCCAATTTTTGTAACCAGTCAACGGCGCGATTTGATTTAACCACGCCTTACGATATGGACGGAATTATGATCCCGCCGCGCACGGCTCAAAGCGTTTGCTATTGGGCGCAAAGGGGGTGGTATCGTTCCGGCAAGGGCTGCGGATATAACGGATCGCGAATGTTCGACAAGGACAATAATCCTGTTTCAGATCCGAGCCAGGATTATTGCGCCGGAACCGCTACGGCTTGCAAACTGCGTTTCGGAGCGGATCGGGAACTTGATTTCGGCGGCTGCGCCGTAGCATCACTATTGAGGAAAAATCAATGATTAGTGCAAAAATTAAACTTGAGATTATGCGCCACGCGCAAGACGTTTACCCGCATGAATGCTGCGGCGTGGTGACGCAAAAAAGCCGGGTGCAAAAATTCCATCCGATCGCCAACGTTCACGCAGACCCTGAAAATCATTTCGAAATGGATGCAGCAGAATACGCACAGGCGCTTGATAGCGGCGAGCTAATCGCGGTCGTGCATTCGCACACCGGAGACGGCTCAACGACGCTGCCGAGCGCTCACGACACATGCATTTGCGATGAAATGGGTGTGACCTGGATTATTGTTTCCTTGCCGGAGGGCGATATGCGTTTTGTTGAGCCGCAATCAAGGCCGCTGACTGGTCGTCCCTGGTCGCTGGGTTCATACGATTGCTGGGGGCTGGTGATGGCCTGGCACAAAGAGCACGGCGTGATCCTGAATGATTTTCGCAAGCCTTACGAATGGTGGAAGCCGGAGCATGGCGAGAACTTATATCAGGACAACTATCTGAAAGAGGGATTCATTCCGACGGGCAAGCCGCCAGAGCATGGCGATATGGTGATCATGCAGTTACAGGCGTCAGTTTGGAACCATGCCGGAATTTACTTGGGCAACAACCAATTGTTGCATCATGCTTTCGGTAAGTTGTCGCGCCAAGATCTCTATTCTGGATGGTATCAAGATCACACCGTCATGGTGTGCAGGCATAAGGATTTAAAGTTATGATGCAGACAGTTAAAACTATCAAGCTTTCTGGCTCGCTGGGACGCCGTTTCGGCGTCTTTCATGAGTTGGCCGTTGATTCATACCCCGAAGCAATCCGGGCGCTCTCAGTGACGCTGGAGGGCTTTAAAGACTATATGCAAAGCGAAGTTGGTTCGCGCATGCGCTACGCTGTTTTTGTCGATGGCCGGAATGTGGGGCATCACGACGAAAAAGCCTGGCAGTGCGCAAAGGAGATCCGCATTATCCCGATCCCCACAGGCTCAAAATCTGGCGGTCTGTTTCAGGTTGTTTTGGGCGCGGCGATTATGGCTACTGCGTTTTTTACTGGTGGTCAGTCGCTGGCTTTAATGGGGGCGTTTGCCTCATCCGCTTTCATGTTCGGCGGCTCAATGGTGCTTGGTGGCGTTATGCAAATGATTTCGCCGCAGCAAGGAGGGGCCAAGTTCGAAAGCCAGAGCGCAGAAAATAAACCATCCTATGCGTTCGGCGGCGCGGTGAATACCACGGCGGCAGGATACCCAATCCCGCTACCGTATGGACAGCGCACCGTGGGCGGCGCAGTATGGAGCGCCGGGAGTTATGCAGAGGATATGGTTTAAGTTGTTGCCCGCCTTGCGCGGGCTTTTTTGTGTCCGTATAATGTGTAAACCGATAAACAGCACAAAAGGTTAAAACTCATGGTAAAAAATGTGATAACCGGGAGTAAAGGCGGCTCATCAAAGCCGAAAAAGCCAAAGGAAATGGAAGACAACCTGATTTCCATTAACAAAATCAAAGTATTACTGGCGGTTTCCGATGGTGAGTGCGATCCTAATTTCTCATTAAAGAACCTGTATCTCGACGATGTGGTTGTTCAGAACGAGGACGGGACATTTAACTATGAGGGTATTACGGCTGAATTTAGGCCGGGAACTCAGGATCAGCCATACATCCAGGGTTTTACGGATACCTCAAGCGAAATAACGGTTGCTCGCGATCTGACAACTAAAACACCTTATAGCATTTCAGTAACCAACAAGAACCTTTCTGCGATCAGAATCCGCGTGCTGATGCCGCGAGGCGTTACCAGTGAGGACGACGGCGATCTGGTTGGTGTTCGCGTTGAGTATGCCGTTGATATGGCGGTTGATGGTGGTTCGTTTAATCAGGTAATGAGCGACGTTATCGAAGGTAAGACAACAAGCGGTTACGATCGGAGCCGTCGCATTGATTTGCCGAGCTTTAACAGCCAGGTGATTTTGCGCGTTCGCCGCGTGACGCCTGACAGCAATAGCGCAAAGGTGACGGACGCAATCAAGCTGCAAAGCTATGCAGAGGTTATTGATGCAAAATTCCGCTATCCGCTGACTGGTCTAGTTTACGTTGAATTTGATTCCGAGTTGTTCCCGAACCAGATCCCGAACATCTCAACAAAAAAGCGCTGGAAGTTGATAAACATCCCGTCGAATTACGACCCGATTGCTCGGACGTATTCTGGAAACTGGAACGGGACATTTAAAAAGGCGTGGAGCAATAACCCGGCTTGGGTGCTTTACGACTTAATCACCAATCAGCGCTACGGACTCGATCAACGTGAGTTGGGCATTCCGCTTGACAAGTGGGCGCTTTACGACGCTGGCCGCTATTGCGATCAGATGGTGCCGGACGGAAAAGGCGGAACAGAGCCGCGCTATCTGTGCGATGTTGTGATTCAGAGCCAGGTTGAGGCTTACCAGCTTGTGACGGACATTTGCTCAATCTTCCGTGGAATGACTTTCTGGAACGGAGAAAGCCTTTCCATCGTCGTCGATAAGCCGCGCGAACCGTCCTACATTTTCACAAACGACAACGTAGTTAACGGGGAATTCTCCTACACGTTCGCCAGTGAAAAGAGCATGTATACATCTTGCAACGTCACTTTCGACGATGAGCAAAACTTGTATCAGCAGGACGTAGAGCCAGTTTTCGACACAGAGGCGGCATTGCGTTTCGGTCACAACCCGACAAGCATCACCGCGATCGGATGCACTCGACGCAGCGAAGCAAACCGCCGTGGGCGCTGGATTCTGAAAACCAACTTGCGCAGCACTACGGTTAACTTTGCTACTGGCCTGGAAGGCATGATCCCGACTATCGGCGACGTTGTGGCTATTTCGGACAACTTCTGGAGCAGCAACTTAGCGCTCAACCTTTCCGGGCGTGTGATGGAGGTTAGCGGCTTGCAAGTCTTTTTGCCGTTTAAGGTTGACGCGCGAGCGGGCGATTTCATCATGATCAACAAGCCGGACGGCAAGCCAGTTAAGCGCACGATTTCTCGCGTTAGCGCAGACGGCAAAACCATTGAGCTAAATGTTGGTTTCGGTTTCGACGTTAAGCCGGATGCAGTTTTTGCCATTGAGCGCACAGACATTGCATTGCAGCAATACGTTGTGACGCAAATCACCAAAGGCGATGGCGACGAGGAGTTTACATACAGCATTGCGGCTGTGCAGTACGATCCGAACAAATACGACGCGATTGATTACGGCGTCAACGTTGACGACCGACCAACCAGCATTGTTGACCCGGATAGACTGGCAGCGCCGAAAAATGTAAGGGTAACTTCTTACTCTCGCGTTTTGCAGGGTGTTAGCGTTGAGACGATGCATGTTAGCTGGGACAAAGTGCCTTACGCGAGCATGTATGAAATGCAGTGGCGCAAGGGCAATGGTAACTGGCACAACACGCCGCAAACGGCAAACAAAGAGATCGAGGTTGAAGGCATTTATGCTGGCAATTACGCCGTGCGCGTTCGCTCAGTTTCTGCGAGTGGTAGCTCGTCTGGATGGTCGAACATCGTAACCGCTTCTCTGACTGGTAAAGTTGGCGAGCCTGGAGCGCCGATAAACTTAACCGCCTCAACCGATGAGGTGTTTGGTATTCGCGTCAAGTGGGGCATGCCAGCAGGAACAGAGGACACGGCCTATATTGAATTGCAGCAGTCGGAAACCGGAAGCGAAGAGTCGGCAACGCTCTTAACGCTGGTTCCGTATCCGCAAAGCGAATACTGGCACAGCATTCTCCCGGCTGGTTACGTCAATCATTATCGCATTCGCAGCGTTGACAGAATCGGCAACGTTTCGGCATGGACTAACTTTGTTCGTGGTCAATCCTCAATCGATATTGATGACATTGTAGAGGACATTTGGAGCGACATTAAGGAATCGGAAGGCTTTAAGGATCTGATTGAAAGCGCCATTGATACCGGGATCGCAAACTCCGAAATCGTGAAAGAAGCCACAACATCGGCGCTTAATGCAGCCAACAAGATCAAAGACCAGGCGCAGGCGGTCATTGAGAATGCGTTAGCAACCGATACTAATCTACGCTGGACGCGCGTACAGAACGGTCGTAGAAAGGCGGAAATTGGCGAGTCAATGGATTTGATAGCCGACGAAACGCAAGCGCGTATAGAGGCCGTTAAGAAGCTTAGAACCGAGTTCAGCGATGGCATTAGCGCAGAGATTACGAAAGTAACGAAATTAATCTCAACGGAAGCGGAAACGCGAGCCTCAGAGGTTAAAAAGTTGCAGACGGAATTTAACACCGCGATCGGCAGAACAAACGCAGCAGTAACGCGAGCAGAGGAAGCGATCAGCAACGAGAGCGAAGCGCGGGCAACCGCAATTAGCAATCTTGATGCGAAGCTAACCAAAGCCATTAATGATGCGAAAGTTGAGCTAAACGCCAACATTCAACGAGTCGATCAGGCTGTCACCGATGAAGCAGGGGCGCGTGCTCAAGCTATCGAATCGCTGAAAGCCGAATACAAAAAGGCAATTAGCGACGCGGTAGGGGCGGCAAAAACCGAGCTTAACGCGAGCATTAACCGAGTTGATCAGGCCGTAGCCGATGAGGAAGCAGCCAGGGCGCAAGCCGTTCAGGCGCTGGACGCCAAATTTACTAAGCAGTTAGGCGATGCGAAAACAGAGCTTAACGCCGGGATTAGCCGAGTAGACCAAGCGATCACAACCGAAACGGAAGCCAGGGCGCAAGCTGTTAGCGGCTTGGATGCGAAGTTGACGAAACTCGTTGGCGACACCAAAACCGAAATCAACTCCAATATCAACCGAGTTGATCAGGCGGTTGCAAGCGAGGCGGAAGCGCGGGCAAGTGCTGACTCCACGTTGAGCACTCAGATCGGAAACACTAACGCGGCGCTGGCTCAGAAAATGGATTCATGGGTGAATGCGTCAAGTGCTGGTGTGATGTACGGTGTAAACCTGGGCCTCCGATACAACGGCAAGGAATACAAGGCTGGCATGAACCTTATGCTGGTTGGCGAGGGCAATAACGCCAAATCGCAATTCCTGTTTAGCGCTGACAGGTTCGCAATCATCCCATCGCTGGAGCGTGGCGATCTTAAAACGATGCCGTTTGTTGTTGAAAACAATCAGGTTTTCATGCAGTCGGCGCTGATTAAAGACGGCACGATCACAAATGCCAAGATTGGTAGCTTCATTCAGTCTAACAATTGGGATGGCAATAACGGCTGGTACATTGGCAAAGACGGGTGGTCTAGCTTCCTGAATGTTACGGTTCGCGGGACGATTTACGGTAACGACGGCTACTTTAATGGCACCGTTTACGCAAACCGCATTGAAGGTGACGTGATGATCGCAGAGTCTGAAACGATACCGTTCAGGAACTACGACAGCGTTCCGAGCGGTGACTATGAGATTTTCAGGATTAACGGGGAGAGCTTTGACCGACAGATCGACACAAACCTTATTGTCTGGTGCTCTTGCTCTCAGCGAAATTATTTCCGCCTGATTGTGCAAACGCCAGGTAAGGGTGATGTTGAATATTATTATCTTGACACTGGTAACGAAGGTGGTGGTAGGGCGTTCGCTTTGCGCGGATTCTTCATCCCGGCGGCTGGAAAGGGTCAACAAAACAGGATCATTGTTAGGGTTCAGGAGAGCCGAAAATCAACAATCAAGACCTACACGCCTTGGGTGGAGCGCGAGATGGGGCAGAAGTACAACGATGTTACTAACTCCTCTATCAACAACCGAAACTTCATTCGTGAAAAGTCATACATTGCAGCATACCGCGCTGGGCGTCGGATTATTGCATAACCAAAAGGGGGCCAATCGGCTCCCTTTGTTCTTTTTGTTTCTCGGTGTTTCCGTTTTCGGGTTCCGCAGAATCGCAATACGTTTCAAAACAGAAAAAACATACAAATCCACCTATAATAGATAATAAAAACAATAAGTTAGTTATATATATCTAATATTGTTTTTTTATTGTTTCTATTGTTTCACTAGTAATAGTGTTGTCTTGCTATCTGTCTGTGTATACGTTTTATGTATTTGGTGTGTGTATTTGTATATAGGGTACTCCGCAAAACGCGAAACGAGGAAACAGTCAAAAAACAAGCATCCATTTCGAGCAATATCATGCGCTTACAAACTCAATACGTTTCTCCTTGCCTTGGGAACGTTTCGGAAACAGAAAAAACAGTAATAGCTATTGACTAAATGCAGAAACTAGCTACAATGCACACATACCAACAAGAGGAGCCGATAATGAGCGATAACGTATTCAAGGTTTACACCAGCGACGAACTAACAAACGACGCATATCACGACCCTAATTCATGGTGCGCGGAGTATGTGAGCGGTTCAAGCCTGGCGGATATCTTCTCAAGTTGCCCGGCGGCGTGGAAATTCAAGCAGAGAGAAAACAGCAAGGCTCTAACTTTCGGCACGCAGTCGCACACCAACTTTGAAAGCCGCGAATTGTTTGAGAAGCACTATCGCAGAGCGCCAGCGGCGGAGGACTTTAAGAATCTGATTACCAGCCAGACGGCATTAGCCAGCAAGTTAAAGGCCTTTGGCCTGAAAGGTACAACCGGGAAAGGCTACCCGGAACTGCTGGAAATGATGGTGAAGTGCGGCGAGGATTTGAATGTGCTTTGGCTTATCGAAATGATCGCAGAAAGCCAAGCGCGGGCCGATGGAGTGGAGCTTGTCCCGGCCAAAGATTACGACGCTTGCGTTAAGATGCGCGAAGTGCTGGAAAGCATACCGGAGCACAACGCCTGCATGAATAGCCCAACGGCGCAGCGAGAGCTATCAATTTTCGGCATCATCGACGGCGTAAAAGTCAAAGTGAGACTGGATCACATCGACATTTGCAAAGGCGTGTGGGCCACCGTAAAAACCGGAGAAGATCCAGAAGGAAATCCGATTTACGAGGCCGTGCAATACGAGGAGGCGATTGTTATTACCGACTACAAAACCACGGCGAGCGCCAACCCTTCCGAGTTCGGACGCCTGGCGGTGAATCATGGCTACCTGCTTAAAATGGCGTTGCAGCACGATTTATTTAAACGAGCGTACCCGGAAGAGAAGAGGCCCGTAGTTGTTCGACTACTGGCGCAGGAGAAAAAGGAGCCTTTCTTGCCGCTGGCGTTCCGCATGCGACCGGAGCACTTAAAGATCGGACGATTGCAGTATATGAGCGTGATCAAGACGTTCGCAATGTGCGAGGCGCACAACATCTGGCCCTCATACGCAAACGGCGAGCCAGAGATTGATCTCGATGTGCCTGACTGGTTCACTCGCCAGTACAAAGAATTTTTATAGTAAATAGCACAAATAGCTAAACAAATGAAAAGCGGGGTGTTATAATGCATCCCGTAAGTTAAACAAAGCCACTAAGGAGATTCACCATGAACACTAAAGAAATGAACGAAGCACGGGCAGAAGTTGTAAACCACCTGGGCGAATTTATTGCCCGCCTGTCATACGCACTGCGCGATTTCGTTACGCCACTCGACCCAACCGAAGGCCCGGATGAAATGGCATACATCCGCCGCGTAATGGATGCTGTAGATAACGTAGTTCTGGTTGCGACGCTGCGAGAAAATGACAAACAGGCCATTGAAGCGATTAAAGAATCTTCCAATTTAATGATGGAAAACTTAATCAAGTTCCACACCGAAGGCGAAGTTAAGCACTAATTAAAACAAGGGAGGCGAAAGCCTCCCAACCAATCAGGAGATAAAACATGAAGCTTTCCGAAAAGTTCGACGAGGTTTTACCAGCGCTGCATAAGGCCCGCAGCATGTTCGTTAAGGTGAAAAAAGACAAGCAAAACACACACCTAAAAAACAAATACGCGACGCTCGATAGCGTTCTTGATGCAATCACACCGGCGCTAACAGATAACGACCTTATGCTGATGCAGGATATGATCGAGAGCGAAGCGCCGAACAGAATCAAGGTCGAGACGACCGTTATTCACGTTTCCGGCCAGTGGGTTAAATTCTACGCGGAATTGCCGATTGTCAAAAACGACCCGCAAGGCGTTGGATCTGCATTCACCTACGCCCGCCGCTACGCAGCCGCCGCTGCATTTGGCTTGAGCCAGGCAGACGACGACGCGCAAATCGCGGTCAAGAGCGCACAGGACTGGAAGCGCGACATTGATAAATGCGAAGATCTGGAATCGTTGCAGCGCGTGCTAAAACAGGCATGGAGCGCATGCGATCCGGCAAGTAAGCAGGTGGTAAAAGAGCATTACGAAAGCCGCAAGGCGCAGATTGAGATCGGAAGCGCTCGCGGATTCTCCCCAGCAGCGCCACGCCAAAACCTGGCAACCACGGTTGACCAACCAGCCGCCAAGGCGGTAGAATCGCAGCCAATCACCGATTTTGAATAATTAACAGCGGGGCGGAAACGCCCCGATAAGGATCAGATAATGCATGTAATTACCGGAGAAATTCGCAAAGAGCCTCGCGTTAAAGCTGGTGCAAACGGCACGCTGTACATCGTCGAGTTGTCCGAGCGATACAAAGACCGCGATCAGCAGTGGCAATACACCAATTACACTTTCTTTTTCAACGCCAAAAGCGAGGGGTTAAACGGCTGGTATCAGGAAGCTTTCCAGGTCGGCAAGGTAATCTCCGTTTCGTGCGAAACGCTGCGCATTGAGTCGCGAGAGTACGAGGGCAAGGTTTACAACACGCTCCAGGCTGGCGGATTCGCAAACCTGATCTTTAGCCAGCGCGGCGGGCAGCAAGCACCACAGCAAAGCCAGCCACGCCAGCAACCGCAATCGCAGCCACGCCAAAACAGCGAGCCGCCGATTGATTTTGATGATGATATCCCGTTCTAAAAGCAAAGGGGCCAATTGGCCCCTTTCTCTATTCCATCGTGCCTAAAACGGCGATAACTTTTACGGCGATTCTTTTTGCCAATTCTATCTGATTGGAATTTAACTTCCCCGTCGTCATGAACGACAACATGCCGCTCATACTTCCCAATGACTTAAAATCTTGCATTGCAGATTTCATTATGTCACTTCTGGAATGGCCCTCATCAATAATCGCGTGCGCTCTTTGGGCCAATTCCGCAACAAGTTTATCGATCCCGTTACTCATCTTTGCTTACCTTCTGTTGTGGTTGCTCTTTTGGTTCGTATCTTTCTTTTTTGGCCGACACAGGCCAGGGGCTGATGCTTTCCCGTTCCGTTGCTGGCTGATCCGGCTCAATGCCAAGGAACTTACCAACAAATTCATTAACAAATCCAGTGCTATCGCTAACATAAACATGCATGCGATCAAGATCGGCTTGTGTTATTGAGTTAGGCGATATGATGATTCTTTGGGGGTGAAAACCGATATACATCACATTAACAGGCCGCTCAATCGTTCCCGGAGTTGGCGCTATTACTCCCATAATCCAGCAGTAATGGACACTTCCATCTCCAATAGGTTCACATCCGGCATTTAGCCAATTTACTTTGTGATGAGGAAAGAAAGTTGACGAGTCTGTTGCATCGCGACGTAGCGACCAGTTAACGCCACCAATCGTAAACATATTGCGCGGGCGCATGCCGTTAAACTGAGTCACTCCGATCCCGTTGGTTTTAATGTTTTGCATATCGGTTCACCTTTTTTACATGTTTTTCATTTTGCTAAGAGCGCAGATACAAGCAGCAGCAAGATCCGTTAACTCTTTTTCAATTCCGGCGCGTGATCCATCCGCTTTCTTTTCCATAAGCTCGGAATATTCCATTTCAACGATAGACATCATCCCACCCGGTTGATCAATGTAGGCGTCCCACGTTTTAGGGTGATCTTCCATTCTGTGAGCAACCTTTTTCATTGCGTGATGATGTTTGTGATCCAGTTCTTCATGCTCCGAATCACCACCACCAAACGAGATGCGAGCCATCGTAACGCGCGGTAATTTTTGCCGTGGTAAATAAATCTTCATAATCAAAGCCCTCGTTAAAAGCGCCCGAAGGCGCTTTATTTTGACGCATTAAGCAGCCGGAGGAGTTGCCGGGGTCGGGAGCTTATAGTTAATAAGCTGGTAGACCTCGTTAATGCGCTGGTTCAGTGCCGCAGTCTGCGCAAGCTGGCTGTTTTCAAACTGTGCGGTTCGTAACTGATCTTTCAGGTCACAAATCAACACGGCTTGAGCCTGTGCATGCTGATCGCGAATCAGTGCGCGGGTTTCTTCCGCCTGAGTCTCGATAGTGCGGTTAGTCTGGCAGCAACACGACTGATCGCGGAGTTGCGCTTCATACGCCAGGCGCTGGGCCTCGTAAGACTGTGCGCAAATAGCGTTGCCGATCGTGCTTACACCGGATGAGATCGCGGTGTTAAGACCCGCAAAGCCCTGGACGTTAGCCAGCATTGCTTGCGTTCCCTGACTGGTCAGACCGTTAAAGGTTGACGCGGCGGAGCGCTCGATCGCCATGTTGGTAGCGTTCTGGCCTTGCAGCATCTGCAATCCCAGGCCGTTCACACTGGATTGGATGCCGCTGATACCATCCATCAATGCGGTAGCACCTACGCCAACCGCAACACCAGCACCATCTGCACCACCGCCCCAACCGCCACGGCCAAAGCCATTGCCGAACCATGAACCGATCAGGCCACCTACGGCACCACCAATACCAGCCGCGCCAGCATCACCACCGAAACCGCCAGTTGGTAAAAGAGTCATATCAGACATAATAATTTCCTCGTATTGAAAGTTTGTTTGAAGTGTGGCTCCCTGCCACGCCTTCAAATTTACTCCTAACACCTTGATTTTAAAAGTATATTTTGTCTGGTTATGTATGATAAATGTAATCAATTGGCATTTCTTGGCGAGAGCGTATGAAATTTATGGGTTTTTTGGCGGGAAAAATTGTTATGAAAAAGGGGCCAAACGGCCCCTTTGATTATTCACCTTTTAGTTTTCTAATCTCCTCTTTCAATTCCTCGACTTGAGCCGATAGCACCTTGATTGCGCAAAGTGCATCCATTAACAGCGGGTTAGTGTCAAGAACAAGTCGCTTATTCTCGACTACGTTCCCGTTCTCGTCCTGATAGGATGCTTCGCTTTCTTTGACATAGCACGGGTCAATCTCTCGCACCTGCTGTGCAATAACGCCTCGACGCTCTCGCTTCTGATCATCATCCTTGTAAGTGAACTTGACCAGGTTCATCGCTTTGATGTTTTTCAGCGACTGCAATCCGTCATAGTCAACAACATTGTCTTTGTAGTTAATGTCAGATAGACCAGCAAAAACAACGTCGCCGTGCGCAGTGCTTGAGATCTTGCCGTTTGACTTAAACTGCCAATACTGCGTAGTTCCAGAATCACCCCATTTGCTGACCTCAATAACAGCGCGATGCTCATATCCCCTATGTTCCTCAAGCCACATGGCGCAACGCGCAGCGTTACCAATTGCGTTAAACCTTGAGATAAAAGATGGTGCTTTAAGTATCGTGCCATTTCCACCAGTCGGATCTTCAATGGGCCAGGCAACGAAGGCGTCATTGTAACAACCTCTAATAGATCCTCGCGCCGTGAAATCCCGCAACGCGCGCACACTTCGACAATCAAATGTTAGCTGATCCGCTGCGTCGTTGATAATCCTCGCCGTGTAATCCGCACTCGACTTGTTAAAGTGAAAATCGACATACGGCGATGCATGGAAAAGCTCAATTCCGCCGTCGTTTGCCGTTATCTGTCCGCTCTTTGCTGTAAGGCCTTTGCTCACAACCTCGCCATCAACAACCATGTTTCCGTTTCCGGCAATAGTCACCTGGCCCGCGCCATTCGCGTCGCCGTTTGGTCGTAAGTACATCATCTGACCAGCTTTTGTGCTAACGATTAGCGCTCCAGCCTCATTCGCTCTCAGCCTTGCTCCCTGCCCGAAAAGAACGTGAGTATCGCCCACGTCAGCCCCGGTGGCGGTGCAAGATATTTCAATCGCGTTTTTTGTGGCCCCTTGACCAGCAGGACGAAGTGAAATCTTCCGATCCGTCTTGCCCGACCCGGTGAGTATCAATCCGCCGTTGGTTGACTCGCGAAGTGTTGAGCCTAGACCAATGACAATTCCTTTATCCGCCATTGATGCGCCCTTTGCCCCGCCGATCCCAATGTTTCCATTAAAATCGCCGCTACCGCCAACCGCAAGCTCACCACCAGAAAGGCGACCGGATGCGCTCAAAGTCTTAACGCTAACATCCTGGTTCATGCCGCTAACAACCGTCTCACGCCATGCCGACCAAGTGCCGCCGTTGCAAGTGCGCATAAATTCACGATTTGACTCAGAGCTAAAAAGGCGCTGGCGGTTAGTGAAATCAGTTTCGCTCACTTTGCGGAGCGACTCGACATAAAGGATGAAGTTACCCGTCACGCCGCTTGGCTTGTTGGTGATGTTGTTGCCGCCACCAGAGCTAAGGCACTGATAAACATAAACCGTCCCAGGGTCGCCTTTCTTAATCGTCAAGGAATTAAGATCAACTTTCTGGTCGCTAATGTTTTTGGCATCCCAAACGCCAGCAAATCCATTGGTGAAATTCATCAACCCAGCGACAGAGAATCCGACATCCATCATCTTGCGCGTTACAATCTTGCTGTTTTGCTTCTGATCCGCATTCTCACCAAATGCAATATCGCCTTCATTATCAATGCCGAGCAGCTTTGCGTTCATGTTATTGAGCTTGAATCCGATGGATAAGTTAGCATCGGTGTCGCGCGTTAACATGATCGGCGTGTGTTGCTTGCCACTAACAGCAATCGAGTTTACGCCCGCATTTGTATCAGTATTCGCAAGCACAAGCGACTGACCGGAAAACCTGTAAGCGGCCTTAACATCCTTCGCCTCCAGACGACCATCATGGCGAATGACTACATCTCCACCAGTTGTGCCGTCAGAGGTCTTTGCTCGGATACGTACCTCGCCCAGCGATGCATTGTTTGGCGGCGACCAAATCACCCCACGCTCGGTGCTGTCTGCATTCGTAAACCACAGGTGAGCATTACCGCTTGCTGATTTAAGTCTGATAGATGGCGTCCCTTTGGCAATATCAAGATCGCCCGTCATTGTGTCACCAGCTTTTCTAACTTGCGCGTCGTTAGTTACATTGTTCAGGCCAACATCCGACTTTGACGGCTTGTTTGCCGTGCCGTAAAGGGTGTTTACCTTTACATTCCCAGCGGCGAGACTTGCGTCATTGGCGGCGAGTATCACAACCTTCCCGGTTGCGTAGTCAATGTTGATCGCTGAATTAGTGTCACCGCAGCGAGAGAACACACCGGAACCGTGAGACATAACGTTTGATGTGGATCCAGCCTTGTTGCTTGCGCGCCAAAAATGACCGCCTTTCTCTTTCATGCGCTGCATTAAGTCTGCGTTGCTGGTAATGTCATTGTGTGAAATGCCGTTACCGCCAAGACCAAAAGCGCCAATTTCCATAACGTTAGCAAGACCAAGATCGCTACGAGAAGGCTTGTTAACCTCATCATATACGCGAATAGCCACGCTTTTCACCCACCCATCCGGCGCTTCTGTCTGGACAACGGCTCCAGTCGGAACATAAAGTTCAACCAGCGAAGTTTTTGCCAGAATCGCCACCTTTACGTTAGAAATGAAAGCTCGCTGGTAAGCCCAAATTTCAAAGAACCCGTCACCCTTGACAATCCCGTACCGCAGTTGGTTATCTTCCGCAAGACTCGGATCACCAAGACGGCGAATCTGCATAAACTGGCGAACGTTTGAAGCGGTGATGGTGGTATTGCCAAGCCCACGCGCCGACGCATCAAGAAAGTCGATTGAGCCTGGGCGCGCTCCATAGTTGCCGCCGTTTGTGATCATTAGCGTGACGTGGCAATCACCTTGACCCGGATCCTTTACCTTTGCGATTTTTACAAACTTTTCCCCTGCTGCCGTGCTGGTCGGCCAATTATATTGGGTCAGAGGGCTGGCAACCGCAGCGGCTTTATCAGCGTACTCTTTCGCTTTGTTCTCGCTGCTTTTGGCGTTTGTCTCGCTGGTTTTCGCCGCGCTCGCGGAGTTTGCCGCCGCAGTTTTTGAGCTTGCCGCGTTATTCTCTGACGTTTTTGCAGCCGTCTGACTTGCCTTTGCTGCGTTCTCGCTATTCTTGGCCGCATTCTTGCTTGCTTCCGCCGCCGCCTCGCTTGCCGCCGCTGCAACCTCGCTACCTTCGGCGTTAGCCGCGCTTGTTGCCGCTGCGTTCTTGCTGGCCGCCGCTGCGTTCTCTGACGCCTTGGCCGCCGTCTGGCTTGCCGCCGCTGCGTTCTTACTTGCCGCCGCTGCCGTCTCGCTTGCTTTCGCTGCGTCTTGGCTTGTTTTTGCCGCATTCTTGCTTGCCGCCGCTGCATTCTCGCTGTTTTTTGCGTTGGTTTCAGAGGTTTTTGCTTTCCCCTCTGACGCTTTGGCGTTTGTTTCGCTGGTCTTAGCCTTTGCGGCTGCGTCCTTCGTCTGATTGGTCAGATCTTCCAGCTTTGCAAAATCAAAGCCCTGCAAAAATTCGATGAAGTGCGAAAACTCACTTTCTTTCCCCTGGTAATAACGCAGAGTTTCGGCTACGTCTTGCGCCAGGCCGTCAACGGTCAGCGAGTCATGCAGCAAGATCACATAATCTGTACGCGCAACGACTGCGCCGCCAGTAGTGATTGCGCGAATAGATGTATCACTAACAACCTCAGTGATAACGCCGAGCTTAACCGGATTGGTTAAAAACATGATTGTAGCGCCAGCGCGAATGAGCGTTAAATTCTCACGCCATTTTGTGCCGTATCCAGTAATGTAGCCTTGAGCGTCCATTGACGCCTGACCTTTGCGATAAATAGCCATCTATAAAATCTCCTAAATAGCACGTTTTGTTAATGACAGGGGTAATTTTAGCATTGCGCAAGGCATAAAAAAAGCCCCGCAACAAAAATCAATGCGGGGCCAAAACCAATGGAGATAATACAATGAGGGTCACAAGAGGGATTCAGGCTTGTAAAGCTTTCGCTCTATCCCTCGCTTAAAATTATTGTCGATCGGGATCATTACGTCAAGACCTCTTTCTTCTGCCGCTATCAAAACATCGCGATCCGTTGTCCTGCAAACTACGCGCATTTGTCGCGGGCCTTTGTAGCGGTGCGCCACCATCTCAAGATTGTACTGGCTAAAGCACGCCCAAACTTCTTGCCCGGTTGATAAATGAGTGTGCTGTGCATCAATCCAATCAACGCATAGGTAAATCGTCTTGTCCGTCTTACCAGTCACGGCAACCGATCCCCTTGTGTAATCTTTGGCGTAAAAGCTTTGCGTTGCCTCACCATCAATAAACAGAATATTGCACATCTCATCATCAACGCCATCTTCATGTACGAGCATGCACGGGATAGCGTGTATTAACTCCTCTTCCGGCGTTCCAGCGTTTTTTGCGCCTACGGAATACGATTCATCATCTGGCGGGAAAATCCCTTCATAGGTGCTTAGGGGCGTTCTGTCTGCCTTTATTGTTCGCTCCATTACCGCAACGCAGCTTTCATGCGGAGCCTGTGCGCCAAAGCTGTAACCAGACGAACGAGAGGCTCGTTTATTCGCCTTGATCACATACTCTTGCGGAACCTTCCCAAGAAAACGGCCCAGGATGTTAATCACCTCGCTGTAAGGTTCCCCGGTTAGCTTCATCATCCAGCCGATCCCGGAGTCATTACCGCATGCGTTGCAGATCGCGCCGCCGTCGCCGTCCGTGTTTAATTTGTCAGTCCAGCGGAAACGGTCTTTACCTCCGCAATGCGGGCATGGTTGGTGTTTTTTGTTGAATACGTCACTATGCAAGCCGCAGATAGATTGCAGCGCGTCGCGCCACATCCCTTTCATGTACGGCAAAACATCCTCTTTCTGATACATCATTTGCATGTTGATTTCTCCAAATAAAAATCGCGTGCATGGAATCTACCACACACGCGATCGCGTCATTTAGCTTTTTGTGCTGTCCGCAAAATCAGACTCCTTGACTACGCGCAGCATTTCGCGGCGGTCACACTTGCGGTTAAGTGCTTTGCCGTTCGAATCGAAACGCAGATCGGGGCGACAGAATGAAGCGCGATAGCCCTTGCAGCCCTGGCGCTTGTAGTCGCGGTGTACTCGTTCGGCACCGCTGGCGGAAATCATGCCACGCTTTCGCCATTGCTGGATTGTCTGATGGGTAACTCCGAGTCGTCGGCACATTTCCGCTTGAGTTCCGTAATATTCGCGGATAATATCCAGTCGCGCCCGCAGACCTGCCCGCACTTCATCTTTAAGCACATAGTAACCCGTTTTGCGCTTGCGTGGCTTTCTGTCTTTACCGCGCCGGGTTCCGTTGTTGCCGTTGAGTGTGCGCTTGTCAATCTTTCCGGTTGATACTGCAATGCGTGGCTCTTTCATAAAAATATCTCCTATAGCACTTTTTGCTAAAAAATTTCGTTTTGAGGCGTTTATTATAACTGCAAACGAACCAACGTTAAAGGCTTAAAATGGCAATTCCAAATATCAAACGGCAGATTTCCACACTTGGCGATGCAGTCATTAAGGCGCTGCAATCACGCTTTACGGTTGGCGATATCGTGCCTTACCCATATCAATGCGTCGCGTACACCGAGATCGCAAAACGCATGAAGAATTACGAGCATCCTTTCTTTGTGAAGGCGTCCGTATCCGCTGGTAAAACAATCATCTTCGCAATGGTGGCCGCGCAGTGTAAGCGCATGGGGCTGAAAATGATGGTTCTGGCCCGCCAGGCTGAAATTGTGGATCAGGATTCAGAAGAGATTAGTAACTTTGGCGTGCCTAACTCCATCTACTGCGCCGGACTGAAAACCAAAAGCGCATACTTTCCGATCGTAGTTGGTTCGGAGGGTACGGTTTCGAATGGGATGTTTAAAGCGCTTGGTGACTACGTTCCGCACGTTATCGGGATCGATGAATGCCACCAAGTCGATTGGGAGGATTTGGCGGAGGCGATCGAGAATAACGAGCCATACGAGCAAATGACCACGAAAAAAGGCGCGTTTGTGCTGAATGGTGACGGCTCCTATGTTTTCAACCAGGACGGCGAGCCAATGAAGGGAACCGGGCGCAGCCAATACACCGTTATCATTCGCGAAATGCAGCGCCGTTGCAAAGAAACCTACGGGCATGAATTGCGCATTTTCGGAATGACTGGCTCGGAGTTTCGCGGCGTCGTTCCAATCCTTGTTGAAGATAAGCGCGTTCGCGGATTCTGGCGTGAGCAGGTTACGAACATTGACACCAACTACCTGATCGAAGTTGGTTCCGTTGTCCCTACCAACTTTGGTAATGTGGATGGTCTCGGATATGACCTATCAGAGTTCGAGGCGTCAAGCGAGGACGGGGTTGCAGATTTCGACCTGAAAACCCTAAAGGCGATGGAGGAAAAAATTCACAGCGACGCCACCATGACGCAAAAAATCATGGCCCGCGTGCATGAGATCTGCAAAGACCGAAACGGGGTTTTGGTAACGTGCGCCGGGGAACGTCACTGCAAAGAGGCGGCAGCAGCCTTGCCACCTGGCACAACTTACCGGATCATTACTGGCAAGACTGGCGAGCAGCAGCGCAAAACATGGCTCCGCGAGGCTTTCGAGGGGAAAGTTAAATACATTTTCCAGGTTATGGCCTTAACCACTGGCGTTAACGTGCCGTTTTGGGATACGTCTGTTATTCTGCGCAAAATCGGATCGCTAACATTGCTGATTCAGTTGCTGGGGCGCGGAATGCGACTGCTTAAAAAATGGCACATCGACCAGGGTTATAAGAAAGATGATCACTTGGTGTTAGACTTCGCCGGATGCCTTGATGAGTTAGGCCAGCTTTACTTTGATCCAATACTTGAGCAGGCGCAGTATCAAAACCGATTCTCGACGGGTAAAGATCCGAAACACTGCCCGATTTGCGGGACGGAAAACAGCTTCCACGCTCGTCGCTGCATTCACACCGACGCAGACGGCAACCGCTGCGAGCATTTCTGGACTTCGCGAACCTGTGAGGATCAGAAAGACCCGCGAACCGGAAAAATTATCGTTCACGGATGCGGCACAAAAAACGACGTGGTAGCCAGAGTTTGCAGACATTGCGATGCGTCATTGGTTGACCCAAACAAAAAGCTAAGTGGAAAGCACTACACTAAAAACGATTGGTGTAATGTGAAATCCTTCCGGGTGGATATGACCAAAAACCAGAAGGGGATCATATTCTGCTATGAGCTTGAGGCGCACGGCGAAACGTTCAAGGCTTACGAGAAGTTTTTCCCTGAGTCTGACAGCCAGATCTGCAAAGCAAAATGGCGTCAAGCGGCGCTGGCTCACATTGTGGATCGCAGAATTGCAGGGGTAACGGCAAGTTATCGGAATGCACGCAAAATCATGGGGAATGCACATCACATCATGGCCCCGGTTCGCGTGACGCACCGCAAAAATGGTAAAGGTGAGGATATCATTTATAAACGGGAGTTCTGATCATGATTGATAGGGGTGATTATCTGGAATATTACGAACGAGATCCGGCAGACACGCGCAAGGAGGATGCGCACCAGGTTGATTGTGTGGCGTGGTTGCGCCACCACTACCCCCACTTGCTTTTTTGGCACACTGTGAACGAGGGGCAAAAGACCATCACCAGCGCATTGCGGGACGAGCAAGCCGGATTGCTTAAAGGCGTTTCTGATTTCATTATCCTGATCGGTATCAATGCGCCCTACCCTTTCGCGGCTATAGAGTTGAAGCGGGTCAACAAATCAGGCAAAGGGAAGGCGTCACCAGTCAGCGACGAGCAGAAAGCTTTCTTGCGTGCCGTTCGCCAGCGCGGAGGGTTCGCCGCCGTAGCTTACGGGTTCAATCAATTTAAGCTGGCTATATATGATTTGACTAAATAGCACGAATTGCTAAAAAACAGGGAAAGGATTCCCGTATATTACTCACATCGAAACAAGACGGAGACGAACAAATGAAAAAGCTACTTTCTGCTGTAATTTTATCGACCATTGCGTTAACTGGCTGCGATAATAAAGTGACTTACGATTGCGGTGACGAGAAATTTGTTCTCAAAGGCGGGCGACTTATATCAAATGGCTACGTCATTGAGCATGAATTCGATAACACATACAAGCTCGAAACCTGGGCCGGAACAATTCGCTACACGCTGTTAGATAATGGAATTGACGCTCAATTTGGCGGCATGAAAAAATTCAAAGAGTGCAAAGTGATCAAGTAATAATATTGGAGATTATACAATGGCTAAAGATATTCAAGACAAAGACACTCACGACGCATTTATTACTTTTGAGCAGTTAGAGCGCGAGAATTTTATTACAAACGCTCTTGTAACTGGCGGTCATTACCAAGCTGTTAAACCTGACAAATATTATCAGGTCACTGGCAACCGATACGCGGGAAGTAAAACGCCGGATGTAGTCCGCGACCTTTGGGCCACTCCTCGCGAGGTTGTGGAATATATGGAAAGCCGCTATGGCAAATATGATCTCGACGCAGCGGCAAGCGAGAACAATAAGGTTTGCGATAAATTCTACAGTAAAGAGACAAATTGCCTAAAACGCTGGTGGGGAAGCAAAAAGCACGTTTGGCTCAATCCTCCATACAGCAATCCAACGCCGTTTGTTAAAAAGGCAATCGAGCAGATGGAGCACGGAAACCAGATCGATATATTACTTCCTGCTGATAACTCAACCGCCTGGTTTGTTGAAGCGCAGAAAAGCGCAGCGGAAATCATCTGGATTACTGGCGAGGTTTGGGAAGAGGGCGGCGTAGAATACGCGCGCACCGGGCGATTGGCGTTTATTTCTGGCCTGACTGGTGAGCCAGTAAGCGGAAATAATAAAGGTAGCGTTATCTTTGTTATGCGCGAATTAAAAGAAGGCGAGCAACAACAAACTCACTATGTTGGAATCAGCGAGATTTGCCCGTCCGTGAAAAATAAAAGAGCAAAGGCGAGAGGTTAATATTTATGAGCATTCGTTTGTCACCGCAAAATCAATGGGATCTCTTTGTCGGCATTGTTTGCCGATTGCTGGCGGAGCACGAATATAACGGGAATATCTATGAGATGGCCTCCTGCCTTGATATGACGTTTGAAGAAGTTAAGCTAAAGCCGATCTGTATGTGGCGAGAGCATATCGAGGCCGAATTGCTGGAATACAAGAGAAGCGACGGCAAATACGAGTTCAACTCAAACTTTAAATAGCACGAATTGCTAAACATGCCCGGCGAGAGTCGGGCATAATCATTTCCAACGAAACGAAAGGAGAAAGCCATGAAAGTTTACAACCAACGCGCAAAACGAATCGCTCACGAAATCGCACGCGAGGCGGTAGAAGGCGGAAGCGAAAACGGATTCAGCTTCGATTGGGATTGTGCAATGGTATTCCTGAAAGTTGCATATGGCTATGCATCCATTGACATTATGGAAAACATAGGAGCGATTGATGAAGGTCGAAACGGGTAAGCAAGCCGTTTGGCAACACGCCAAGGAATGCGGAATGAGTGAGGATATAGCACGAATTGCTAAATTCTTCGACATAAAGGATGTTAGTATTATTGGCAACGGAAAAATGACGTACTTACACGAAAGACCGCGTAAGATGCACAGAGTTCCGGCGATACCGACCAAGATCGATTACAAAGCAGTAATCGAAAAAACCAAAGAGCAAAAGAAATATTACAAGATGTGAGGATTTTTGTTATGTGGCGCTTGTTTGCTTTACCGTTTCCCGTTATCATCGCGACCGCGATTATGTACAAAATTATCATGTTAGGAGCTTAAAATGGCAGTAGCAAAAATGACAGATCAGCAGTTCAAAGATGCACGCGCAGCCGGGAAAACTTACAAGCAGATCGCGGAGGATTTCGGATTGAACATCCGCAGCGTTGAGCGCCGCGCGGCACGTCTGGCCCGCGCCGGGGAAACTGACATTAAAGGAGCACCAGGCTTTGCGGTTGTTCGCGAATCTGTTTTAACCAATGGGAACGGTGAGGAGGTGATGCGCTGGACAATCACCAACAAAGACAAGGAGCAATTAGAGGCTCTAATGCAGGCGGCGATGGAGGCTTTCGCGGAAGAGGTGCCACGCCTTCCGGCACAGGAAGAGAAAGAGCAGGACTATTCCGAAACGCTGGCGCTATATCCGATCTTTGATATGCATTTAGGCGCAATGGCCCACAAGCACGAATGCGGCGAGAATTGGGACACCGCAACGGCGGAGCGGGTAATGAACGACTTTTTTGATTACTCGATCGAGCGTGCGCCGAATAGTGAGAAAGCTGTGCTCCTGATTGGTGGCGATATGCTCCACAGTGACGGACTGGAGGCGGTGACGCCAGCAAGCGGGCATGTTCTGGATCAGGATAGCCGATACGCAAAACTTGTTTATGTTGCAATCCGCGCCACTCGCCGGGCAGTTTCTAAAATGCTTTCCAAGCATAAAGAGGTCGAGATCCAGATTATCGAGGGCAACCATGACCAATCAGGCATGATTTGGCTACGGGCAGCAATGGCGGCAGCATACGAAAACGAGCCAAGGGTTTATGTTGACGTTTCCCCGCGCGTTGTTCACCATACGCAGTACGGAAAGACTTTCCTGGCCTACCATCACGGCCACACTGTGCGCAAGCCGGAAACCCTTTTGATGATGTGCGCCGCAGACTGGCGGGAGGATTTCGGCAACTCGAAATCAATGTATGCTCACGTAGGCCACTGGCATCACCAGACCGTGACAGAAACCAGCCTGGGGATCGTGGAAGTGCATAGCACTATGGCGGCCAAAGATGCATACGCCGCGCGTGGTGGCTGGCGCTCTCGCCGTCGGGCGGCGGTAATCGTATACGACAAAGAGTTTGGCGAGGTCGGGCGCTTTATGTTCTACCCTGAAATGATGGAGGCCAAGTAATGAAAGTTCGCTGCATTCGCAATACATCAACCGCATTACCTTACATCGTTGGCGCGATTTACCGGGCGGTTGCAATTCCTGGTGGGCTGTACGAGATCCGCGACGGCCAAGGTAGCGCGATACTTGCACCACTTGAGGGGCATTATCTGACCTTTTTACCAATAGAAAAATAATTTAATTCAATAGCTTATGGGGCGCTGTGATTTAACAGCGCCCTTTTTCTATTATAAACTTGCGCAATCCCGGTTAACATGTAATCACCCATTAACAAACTTTTTCGAGGTGTAAAATGAAAGACTTTCTAAACGCTGCAACCGCCGGGACTGGCGGATCTGCTTTAACCAGTGCCGCAACAAGCCAAATCACTATTGCGGTTATCAGTATGGCCTTCATGATCGCGTTTGGTGCTTGGGGCGCTTATCTCCGCTGGCGGGATAGCAAAGCACTACGGGAAGCCCTGGAATCAGGTGACTTTAAACGGGCAATCGAGATCAGAGGTAAATAACCGATGAGGTTAAAGAATATGGTTATAGCTGGCGCTGTTAGTGCCGCTCTTGCCATAACTTCGCCACTGTTAGAGGAGATAGAAGGGATCCGGTTCAAGCCTTATAAGGATATCGCGGGCATCTGGACAGTTTGCGCCGGAATTACTGGCCCTGACGTGGTGTTGGGCAAGACTTACACGCAAAAAGAATGCGATCAGTTACTTCAAAAGCATATCAAGCATGCTGCAACCGCAGTTGATAAAGCGGTTAAGGTAGAGATTCCAGCATCAATGCGAGCGTCTATGTATTCGTTTACGTTTAACGCTGGCGTTGGAGCATTTCAGAAGTCAACAATGCTAAAGCTTATTAACCAGGGCAAGCTATACGAGGCGTGCGACGAGCTTTGGAAATGGACTTATTACCGCAACCCGAAAACGGGCAAGCGTGAAAAATCTAAGGGGCTGCATAACAGGCGGGCCGTTGAATTTAAATACTGCGTTAAGGAGTTACCGAAATGAACGATCAGGACTACGAACGAGCTAACAGAATAACCGCTATCATCTTGCTGATCATGTTGATAGTTGCCGCTCTATTGCTATCCGGTTGCTCGACGTCAAGCGCTCTGACTGGTTTAGTCGGCAGTAAGCCGGAAATCACAGCGCAAGCCGGGGCCGAAAACGTAAAGCAGGCTGTAGGGGTGACGGCAAAGCAGGACACCAGCAGCAAGCAGGAAACGACGTTCAAAGAGTCAAGCGTTGGGAAGGTTGACACTTCCAACAAAAAGCAGGTGAGTAATTCAAGCATCCAGGCGGAAATGATAAAAGCGGATAAGATAGAAATCAGCAACGGGCGCGATGATTTGTATCCTTTCCTTTTCTGCATTGCTTGCTTCTTCACCGCCGGATTCCTTAGCGGGATTCTTTGGAGTGAGAGAAAAAATAAAGGAGCCTAACGGCTCCTTTTTTCATTCCATCAATCTTACATTGACCAGCAAAACCCCGTCCTCATCATGCAAGTTATGCTCCTTGGCCGGATTGGCTCGCATATCGCTATACAGGATCATTAACAGCGCACCAATCATCACCTCATGAGATACCGAATTTACGGCGCAATGCCTCGTAATCGTATTGATTAGATTTTGAGCTTCCAAATAATTCATCGTCGCTTAACTCGTCCAGGTGAAACAGATCGTGGATGTATTTATTGCTTTCGCCTTCCAAGCTGTACAACTCGAAGTTAAAAGGCCTCTTGTGCGAGCCGTAGCACGTCGCTACGCCCTTATTTAAGTCAAGGTAGCCCAACGTACACATTCGCGGGATAAACTCAAGAGAGACGCTTGAGGCGAATTTACGAGGGGTCATATTTGCGGCCCTCGCGAGCCGCTCGCATTCCCGATGCTTAAAAACAAACCTTGCCAGGTGCTGGCGGTTAAACCAGTCGTAACTTTCACAAAATTTGTACAAATCGAGAAGAAACATTTAACCCCCTAACAAAGCCGGATTCACAAACACGCGGCCATTTGCGTTACAAACATAATTCAGTTCTTCGAGGCGAGGCAGCAAGCTTTCCTCTAACCGCTTCATTACGCCAGCCTGGCCGACGAACGGGCGAACCTTGCGAATTGCCTCATAGATTGCGCGTGATGTTAACACGCCCTTGTTTGCTTTGCCCAGGCGAACAACCATATCGACAACCTTGTTTAATTCCGCATCTTCGCCAGCATGCCCGGAAGCGTTGGCGGCGCTGATATATGTTTTGCTCAACTCATGGAACATAATCAAGGCCTCTTGCATGGTTTCCGCTTCAATCTCGCGTGATTTTTGCGGGTTCCCGCTTTCGTTAAACCAGTTGCGGATAACATGCAGCACCGATGCAATGCGGATCACCTGCTTATCCATCTTACCCAATGCGCCGCGCAGCATTGTATGCGAATACTTTCCGCCGTCTGCAAGATGAGGCTCCATTTCCTGGCGGGCGATGTTCAGGCAACGCATTGCTGATTTGCCGATCGTAAGCTTAACGCCCTCCTCGGTCATGATGTTATGCACCAGCTTGTAATAGTTCGCTTTCAAACCCTGATCCACAGGCTCAAAAGTTGAATCACCGTTGTTGTCGATAAAGCTACGGCGGCCCAAGAAAGATTCCTCGCGAACCAGCAAGAAACGCTCACTAACACCGATGCCGCGTGCGCCAGCTTCCATGATGCCATTGATCGTCTCATCCTGTGCAATTACCGCCATGCATCCAAGCGCTGTAAAGCTCATGTTGTTTTCTGCGTTGGCACGCGCGATTGATACGTGGCCCGCATCCCATGCTTTTAACACCAATTCGCTGTTTGTTTTGCGCTCACTGCTTGCATACGTCAAGCCTAACAGGCTGTTAATACTGGTTGCCTCATCGGAGATAACCGCAAAGTTGCCCTGTTTGTTGTTAATCTTTGCCAGGCCTTCTGGCGTGGTATCGGAAACCGGGAAAACAACATCACAGAATTTTGCGATCTTCTCTTCCAGCTCCTCTTTTTCCTCGTACAAGGAAGCCATATCCGACCCGCTGCGCTCCTGCTTCATCTCCTTCTCCAAGCCCTTGAGCTTTGCGATCAGCTTTTTGCGCTCTTTGCTGCGTTGCTCGTTAATGCGCTCAACTTCACAAACCATCGGGGCGATAGCCATAGAGTTAATAGCGGATTTACCAGTGGAAGGCGGCTGGCTCGTCACAACATAAAGCGCGGTTGGCTGATCGGTTCCGTGATATTCAACCGTAAAGCGTCCGAGCATCGCGGCGGATACGCAGCCGATAAAATGCATATAAGCGGATGATTCCGGGAATTGAACGGAACGCGCCAAGCTGCGAGACAGTTTCCCTACAACATCAAAATCATTACCCAAGGAAATTACCGGGTATTTATCATTCCCTTTGTTGATATCTTGAACATCACCCCAAAAGCTTTGCGCACGATTGTAGCCGTTCGCGATAATCGCAACACGAACCGGGGAAACCCCTTGCGCCTGTGCGGTTTCGATTACTTGTTGAGGGGAAAGTGTAGAAGTATCAAAAAACATTTCAAAATCTCCTTAGTTGTTGCCCTGTATTATAGGGCAACCATCTTACAGCGTTTTAGCAAATTGTGCTATTTGATCCGCTCGACTTTTGCCAGTAGCCGACCGCCTTCTATGCTCCTGCATTCCAGCGTGTCGCGGTCAAACCATAGCGATTTGTGGAACGTGTGACCGATCAGCAGGGTTCCCGGCCTTTCTCTTATCTGGTAAACAGTTTCGCCAACAACGAGCGATAAAACATCGCTTTCGAGCACCTTAAACCGATTCGCAAGCATGCTCTTTGGGATGTGCCGCGCATAATCTTTCATGAATATTTTGCCTCGAACAGGTAGCAACCAGCGGCGGAGAATCCGACCTCCTCGCGGTAGAGGGTGAAACGGTCGCCGTCCTCGTCAAACACATAACCAGCAACCCCGCCGAGCACACGACCGGATTCAACCTGGTAGCGCTTGCCAGCCTTAAAGGTTTTCTTGTTGCCTAACGAGTGGTCAACGTAAGTGCACTTGATTGTTTTCGCCTTGACTACGCGGAAGTCGTTAATGTTCGCCTCTTGCCACTTACTGCCCTTCGGAAGTTCGCGCACCTCAAAGACACCGCACGCCTCGAAAGCGATCAGGTCGTCATTCTTGAGGCGGCCTTTCATTAATTTGTTGTCGGAATTGCGAATTACTCTCATGATTTAGTCTCCTTTCGTTTGGTGTGTGTGCATTATGCCCCAACGAGCGCCGGGGCTTTTAGCAATTTGTGCTATTTCTGGTTCGCCAGCATGACGGCTTTAGCAAAGCCGCGTGGCGTGAGGGAGCGGATCATCTTTGTGCGCGATGATTTACCACCGAGTTTGGCCCAGCCGGGATTGCTATCACCTGCTGGCAAAACCTGGTTGGGTTCTGGCATCACAAAGCCGTTACCCGTCCAAAGGCATGTTTTCTTGCTGTACGCATCGCGAGGAGGGATGATATCAGGGAAAGCCGGATGCTTATCATTTTCCGGGAGATATCCGCCGTATGCGCACGGATGGAATACGTGATCCGGCTTGCGCCATAGCGACGACAGCACGCTAACCGGGTTTTCTATCATGTAAGGCACACCGAACCAATCCGCAATGTTAGCCGCGATTTTGCAGGTGTGGGCCGCTTTGATCTGGAAGTTAGGATCTTTTTCTGCCTTGGCTTTAAAGTGGCGAGCGCCGCTAACAGCCAGGTCTGTGCATGGCGGGTAGGCCATTACAAAATCTGGCTGGCCGTAAACCTCATTGCGAACGCTAAACTCAAAGTCGCTATCAATCCAGGCGTTAACGTAGGTGATGTTTTCGTGCGTCACGCGCACTGACTGGTAATCGCCGTGGTCGCCTTCATCGGCGTTAAAGCAGATCACTTTATGGCCCGCTTCCGCCCAGGGAAGCGCAGCAAGGCCGGAACCATCGAACATAGAGAAAATCAGCATATTCATAACCTCAAAACGGGAAGCAGCGGGAGCAAGACGGGTCGAAATTGCAGCCGCAATCATTAACAATCATCGTTGGATCTGCAAAGAAAGCGCCGGATTCCATATCCATATCCATATCGCCCAGCGCATCATCCAGCGTCAGAAATTTATAGGCGACTTCAAGCGCCGCCTCTTTGTTTAAGCCAGCGGCCTCCGCATCGTGAAGCCGCTTAAAAAATGCATCTTGAACCATCATAATAAACTTCTCCAAATCTCATCAAACAGCAGGAACGCCATTCCACCTATAAGCAAGCAATCGAGGAAAATAAAGACCGCAATCAGTATTTTGATTAGTTTTTCAACACTATTCATCATTTAACCCTCCCGCCCTGAGAGCGGGCCATTGACCCGCCCACCAATCAGGGCATTACCGCCAGTTGATTATATAAATTGAGTTCGCTATTAGCATGGCTTTCAGATCCGCGATGTTTGCCCGCGTGAGCTTATCGCCTGGAATCGTGCCAACAACATAACCACCCGCACGCTTTGTAATGGTCACTACGGAGAAGCCGGAAGCCCGATCCATTTTCACGGTGACTTTGCCGTTTTTTTCCAGGTGAGCCATAATCAGAGCGGTTTTTGCTTTCATTTCATTTTTCCTTGTTTGTTGAAGTTGGGCCTATTATATCGGCTGGCCCTCTCGCCGTTTTAGCAATTCGTGCTATTTATCCTCATCCGGGGATATTTCAACCCGTATCCCGACGTAGGGATAATGCGCAAGGTCTGCCGGGATAATGTGGTTGACTCGCCGCCAACCCTCCTCTCGATAATTCCAGGCCATCACGCGAGACCTGGAGATCCTGTAAAGCTTCCCGGTCTCAATATCCTGGTAGATAATCACAGCCAGTCTCCGCTAACAATAAAATCCGTGAAGTCGTCGTGATCTAAAATGACGTGGTGGCCCGTATTATGGTCAATCTGGATCATGTGCCTGCGCATTTCACAGTATTGCTTTTTGCGGTCGCTAATCCATGACATATAGGCCTGGTTGCGCTTGATTACATCACCAACAAAAGCCTCTTTACCCATGTGCTCGACGAAAGCCAGATAGCGGATCTGAAACCCAGGGTTCGCAGCTTTGGCAACTTTAACCAGCTTGCGGAAGTTCTCTTTGTTGGATTCAATCGCCACCATATCGCCGTTAAAAATCATTGCGTTAAAGGTCGGGATATCCATGTTGGAAGTGCGAATGATTTCGCCGTTGCTCATCATTACCTTGTCGCCGCCTTCAATCCAGTAAGTGTGGCCGTTGTAAGTGTTGGTGTATTTCATTTTGCAATCCTCATTTCGTTTCGATGGGGATAATATACCAGGTTTCCCCACCGCCGTTTTAGCAAAAAGTGCTATTTTCTCCAGTAGCCATGAGTTTTTGCGCGTTTACCATCACCGCCGTAATGGTCGTTTGCCACCGGGATAGCCCACGCCTCGTAAAAGAAAACCAGTCTTATGACCATTGCAAGTTACCTGCCGCTTTCTCCGCTTTGACAATCTCATGCAGCACTACCAGCGTGTCATGCAGTTGGCGATACTTTGTGATTGTGAACGGTAGTTTGTTGAACGCCTCGCGGCTTAACAGCTTGTGACGTCCCCGAATGAACTTCCCGCCGTAGCCGTCATAGTTGCACAGCATGCGATCGTATTCGAGGTCGTAAATGTTCAGCACGCATTTATCGCCGTGCTTTGTGACATACAGCTTTAACCCAAGTTCATTGGCCCGCTGGCGAATATCTTTACCGATGTACATTGCAATCTCCTTTGTTGTTTGGTTGGCCTGCATTATGGCAGGTTCGAGGATTTGAGTTTTAGCAAAAAGTGCTATCCGCTTCTGACTGGTAATAAAAAACCGGGCAACGAGGCCCGGTATACGATCAAGGAATAACTTTCTCGTCAGCCGTAGTTGGGGCATCAATCCCAAACACAGTTGACAGATTTTCGCTGGTCGGCTCATGGTAAACCGTAATGCGCAAATCCTGGCTGATAACCCCGCCGTTGAGGCGCTGGCTAACATCAAAGTCGCCAATCGTCACACCAGCACCATGCTCGATCTCATCCGCCAGGCGGCGCAGTTGCTCCACAGCAATTTTAACTTCTAACATAACATTAACTCCTCTTTGGTTGATTTCGGTTGGAATTATATCACTTGTTAATTGCGCTTGCCAGGAATTCGATAACCAGGCGAAGGTGCTTTTCGTTCTTAATGGTCGCTGGCAATTCCTCTTTCACGTCCTGGCTCAAGCTCAAAGTGTCGAAGTAAGTAAAGGAGCCGTCGGCATTCATGATATAGCTCAGGTCTGGCTCGCAAGCGTCCTCGTCAAAGTAGAACCACAGGCGATCTTGTTCCATCACCTCATCACCCTCGCATACGTCCAGGAAGATGCCGCGCTTCTGTGCAAAGTTGATGGTGGTTTTGCTGATTTTCATTTCGTTATCCTCAGTTCGTTTCGATGAGTGCATTATGCCAAAACCGATCAGGGGAGTTTTAGCAAAAAGTGCTATTTCTAAAGCCGTGCGTGATTTATGCGTTGTTCATATCTCGTACACTGTCATTTTGACAATATTGCTCAAGGTGCAAAGCGATTGATTGATTGTTGCAGTTTTAGCAATGATTGTGGAACGGAAGAGGGATCAGGCTTGTTCGCGTGTCTCCCTCCTGGCGTTTGCAGCCACTCCCGTTTCGTTCTGTTTCCGGCTGTTTCGCCTATCAGGTTCCGCAAATTCGCTAAACGGTTTCTAAACAAAAGAAACAATAGAATAATCTATATATACCCTTATAAATCAATTAGTTAGTTATATATATACTATTATTGTTTCTTTCTTGTTTCGCTTGTTCTCTATGTATAGGCATACCCCCTTTCTATTTTCTATATTTGGGGGTATATGTGATTATGCCTATTTATATATGGGGGTATTCCGCAATTCCGCAAACACGCAGTTGTTTCTTCTTTTTCGCCTTGCAAATCAGGCGTTTACACAATTTTATTGGCATTTTAAAAAAACGAAACGGAGAATAACGACGGATAACAAAAAAAACGGTTGACAGTGATTTACTGCGTGATATGATGCACGCCGTACCAACCAACGAGAGGAAAACACAATGAGTGAATCCACCAACTCCATGACCGCTAAAGAGTTTTGCGGGCAACTTTGCCAGGGTGCCATTCAGATTGTTAACGGCGAGCGCGAGGAGATCCGCTTTCCCACGGTGATGATTCAGGCTCACGTAATCCCGGACGATGTGCAGAAGGTCACGCCAGCTTACATGCGAACGGTCATTAACCGTGTGCCGGAAGTCAAGGCGGCTGGGCGAATGAGCATCAAGCGTGAGCAGGACGATAGCGGAATCATCCACTACGTGATCCGGCTCAACACAAACGTAAGGCGCAAAGTTCTGACTGATAACGACGTGTCGGCGCTTGAAAGTAAGTGGCGGGCCAAGTTCATTCGTGAGCTACTCAGCCGACCGCCGAGAATCACAGACTTGGAAGGCGACGAGTTGAAAGGCGCTGCAATCGCTATTGAACGGTTTTGCTCAATGCTTGAGTCAATGAAAGAGGGGGAATAATGCTCGTCAAGTTAGATAAAGGCTTTCCCCTCGATCGGCTTGAGCAGGGCATGCGCGATGGGCTGATTTATAAGCGCGTGGAGCTTGAGGAGGGCGTGATGTACGAGCAATTGCTCAAGTGGGCCGGGATTGCCCGGCTGTTTCGAGATAATCAGCTTTATATCGAGGTGCCTGATAATGCATAAGTTAGTCCCGTGGTTGCTGATTGGTGCAATCTTCTGTAGCGGCGCTGGCCTGGTGCTGCAACTTGTGGCTTTGATAATGATGATTTGGGGGTGATTATGTACGCTGGCGAGTTGATTCTATCCATCATTGTGATCGTGTTTTTGATGATGGTGTTTATCAAAGACTAAATAGCACGAATTGCTAAAACGAGATCGGGGTAATGCGTTATTATTACCCCATCGAAACAGAGGAGCAAAACATGATCGGCAATCACAACAACGCACCGAACGCAGCATTCCAGTTTAACATCTGCGGCACCAACGGTATGCAGTCGCTTGACGTACCAGTTTGGGCTAACACGATCGCCATTGATGCCGACGGCTCGATTTGGGCCTACGAGTCGACCGCCGAAGATGTTTGCATCCCGGACTACTCACGCAAAGCCTGGGTGGATTGTGGGCCTTCCGAAAACAAGATGCGGGCAGTTGGGGAAATGGGTTGCTTCCCTGATTGGGCTAAATCAAAAATTGACCTTCGCGGCCTGAAATAGCACGAATTGCTAAAACCTATCATGGGGAATGCGCTATTATTCCCCTACACCAACAAACGAGGAAATAACGATGAGAAACTGCAAAGAACTTAACGAGCACGATTCTGGCTATGTGATGGTTTGCATTATGTCAGATATTCCAGCCTTCCAGGTCGGCAAGCGATACACCACCGAGAAATGCTCGATCAGGGTTTTCGGCATGGGTTGCCCGGATATCGGCGGCGGCTTTAGCCTCAACTATCAGCGCTACCGCTATTACGGCGTTGAGGGCGCAAGCATTTACGCGAAGTTCATTATGCTGAAAGACAACAAAGGCCGCTACGTTAAGCACGACACGCAGCCGCGCCACGTTCAGAAGCAACGCCGCAATGGGAAGGCCGACAAACGCCGCTTCCGTCGCTATGTGCGCCAGTTAATGAAAACGCAAATGTCACCGCTTGAGCGCAAGGTTTTTGGTCGCCTGTCTCGTCATGGTCTGTAAGGAGAATATTATGA